CCACCGCCCATTCCAAATGCAATATTGCTGATGCTCCACTTGCTCCGAAGCATAAGAGAAACAATTGCTTTTACATCTTCGATGTCGATGCCATCGCCCTGGATAACTCGCACATTATTCAGAACCTTATAACCCGATTTGTTTACAGTATAACCAAACACCTTGCCGAGCTCGCGTACCACTTGCACAGGAGTCTGCACAGGATCACCACTGTCCGGACGAAATACCCAGGTGGCTCCGCTTGCATCTAATCGATCTTTAAACTTCGGTGCAATTTTACGCACCCAGTTTACCCAGTCGTAGCTATCAATGACAGTCGCAAAGATTGCGCCAGGTTTTGCGTAAGCATCGAACATCTGCGTAATCAGTTGTTCTTCGCCTTCGCGGCCATGCATGGTAGTTGTGCTATGTTCGCTTGCAGGGATACTGAAAGAACTCATCTCACAATTGTAACCAATATTCGCTGCAAGAACAGCAAGAACAGTGTCACTTCCGAGAAAAGAAACTAAGTGGCCGGCGCCAGCGAAAGCGGCTCCTTCGCTCGAAGAAATACCACGGCTACCAAAGTCGTGTAGCTTGAAAGGAATTTCTGCATAGGCATCGTCTGAGGATCGTTTCAGACCGTCGAGGATTACTTCGCGGATGGCATAGCTCTCTGTAGCAACAGTCGTCGGCGACCATACGCGGACTAATTTAGTTTCGAAGTAGCTAACCAACGAGAACAGACGCTCGTCATCTACTGTGCTTTCCACGGTAATCAACACATTCTTAACGGGAATGAGCAAGCCTTCCTCGGCTGCTCGTATACGAATAGGAAACCACCCGTCGTACTCGTCGACTACTGCGCGAAGTGCAACTTCGAGGTCATCGGTGTGATTACCCATAAAATGTGCTGCTTCGAATGCAACAATGTTGTTCACTTGTTCGTGTGTTAATTGCTGGAGAAAAAATTCTTTGATCAAGAGTTGAAGACCAAAGAACAAAATAGTGTCGTGTTTGCCGCCACGACTCTCGATGTAAGATACCATTCTCTTGGCACCTTTCGGGTACTGGGCGTGGTGAGTCATTTTATAGGAATCGGTATCGGCGACAGTTCCATACTGCTCACGGATAGTTGCCATAATTCCCATTGGATTGAATTTCATCTTCGGTACCGTTTTTACTTTTTGTGCTTTCATAATTGAGCTCCTCAATTTTAACATGCCTGTGTCTTTCGCAGGACTTCTTGTGTTGTTGTTTATTATAACACCATTGTTATAAATGTCAACTATTTCTTGCTGGGCCAAACGTAGTGGTTATATCGTCTGTACCGACAGCATCTGCCACTCTATGGGCAATTTTAGAATAGTTGGCGCCGCATAGTGTGTCTTGGTCGCAGTGAGTTAACACTGCTTTCTTTTTGTAATCAAACCATGTAAAATACGCCTCGTCGACCATTACATCTCGCTTCATACGCTCGTAATCGAGTGGAGCATATCTTAACGTTTCTTGGAATTCATTCGGAACGTTTGTATCGTCCTTGAATCCGGGATTAGGCACCTCACCAGGCAACGGCCCGGCGCCGTGTCGAGTTAGGTAGGTTCGAGTAACATAATGAACATTAATGTCGGCCTCTGTGCCCTCTAGAAGCATAGCTGGATTTTCTAAGCCAGTACTCGATCGTGTTACAAACGGAAAGTCCTCGCTACGTTGCCCGATACGCAAGCCTTGCGCTCCTTCCATTACTATGTTAGTGAATGCAGACATAGCAACCGTGTCTTCCTTCACACCCACATTCATAATAAAGTCAGTAGCATCGCGTTGAAATATTTCCTGAGCATCTGCAAGAACGGTCAGATTAGGATCTATGCTTAATTCTTCTAACCTCTCCGGCAAATAATTGTTTTCGATCTCTTTGAGCTTCCAGATCATCTCTTCGGTTTCTTGTAAATCTGCTACAGTAAGAGAATAGCCTCTCTCATGTCGTTCGATTGTTTCGCCTATACCTAAACCACAGCTACCGTGTCGTTCTTTTCCTCGGGCACGTTCTATGGCCTGATTAATGAACACATCGTACGGTGTAGTAACAGGACAGTTAGGATCGACGTAGACCCTGGGGAGACCGGCTGACAATTTTCCGTACAGATCGAGTGCCTCTCTCCAGAACATAATCGGATTTACTATAAAGAAGCGACTCAGAATAGTTGGAAAACTATCGATGGTGCCGGCACCGAAGTGATGAAACACATGCCGTCTGCCGTCTGGGAGAACAACAGTGTGTCCTGCTTGGGCGCCACCGTTAAATCTCACAACAGCAGTTCCTTTGCCTCGTTCGTGTGCTAACCTCTCGGTAGTTGCACCCTTACCTTCGTCGCCGTAGTTAAGTCCGATTACGATATCTACGTTCTGCATTCCTATTCCTCTTGTTATTGCCCTGCTCCGTACAGTGCGTACTCGACTGCTTTCTTAGCTCCTGCGCCCTGAGCAGCAGATATAGCATCCTCAGGATCCATTCCTTCGTTGACCTGAATCACAGCAGTAATAACTTCACTAATGTACTTGTGATCGTTTAGAAAGATTGCTTTCTTTCCTAACACCCTAGTCCAGTTCTTGCGAACCATTGCACCGGAGTGCTGAAAGTAGTGTCCTTCTTCAACTACTACGTGAAACACATTGTAGCGTTCTTGCGCTTCTTTCAGATACTCGTCTGCCGTCATATCTGTCTGGCTGTTGATTCCCATGCTTTCTTTAATCAACTCACGGCTCGCAGTGCGCGGAGGAAGTTCATCACCGATAGTAAACAAGTATCCTTTCTTCCCTCGCTTGTCAAAGCAATCAATCTTTGTCTTACGGGCAGCGAAAGCCCAAGGTAGGTCATAGCTTTCATAGCTGTTACCACCCCCGCCACCTTCCAGCCACAGTTCGGTCAACTGATCAGCAATACGTATGTCTGCTTCAAACTGTGTTACCTGTAGTGGCGCACGGTCACACTGAATGTCTCCGATTGCCATCATCATTAAATGTGGATCAGTGACTGGCTTAGTGTCTATAATAGACTCAACTAGTGTGCCCAGGCCGTTCTTTGCAATGTGTTCTGCAATAAAGCCCATCGATCCCGTTACGTCGAGACCCACAATAATAGCGGTAGACTCTGGATTCTCGTCCGAGTCTACCGACTCTCGAACTGTGATATAACGCGGATCAAACTCTTTGTTAATGCTCCGCTTTTGGAATACCTGTTCTCGGCTCTTGCCGCTGTAACTAGATGCTCTGGTACTGTATGCTGATCTATCCCATGTTGCATTTCCCATTTTACTTCTCCTTTATTATTTTAATTGTTGTCAAAAAAGCCAGACATGTTGCCTTTGCCTTTGCCGTCTTTCATCATGCTCATCATCATCATCATTGGCATCATGTTTTGCATACCCATGGCGTTCGAGCCGTCACCGTTTGCGCCGAGCTGACTCATAAGCATCATTGGCATGATCTTCTCGAAGTCCATGTCACCGCCCATCATCATCATTGGCATTAACATGCCTTGCATATTGCTAAGACCTGCTTTACCATCGGGCAGCATATTCATCAAGCTACGCAACACCATTACGCCACTGTCGAACCCAAGCATAGAAACCTTGGGTGGAGTCCAGGTATTGCTGACGCCGCCCGGAGTCATCATCTTGAAACGCTTAACCTCGCCTTGCACTACGGTCGCTGGCTCACCTTCGACAGTCGAAGGCATGGTAGTAGATGCTCCACGCACCACTTCCACTACCCAGCCCTTGAGACTATTGCCCTGGTAGATCAGGTCACCAACTGCAACGGAATTTAGCGGGGTGTTCTGTGCAAACGCAGGCACTGGCATTCCGAATTGATCCATCAAGTTAATTGCTACTTGTGCATCTTCGCCTTCGCCTTCGATTGTCACGATGCCGTCGGCAGTCTGAACTCCTACACGGCCAGTGAACATATCCCACACCACGTTGTCAACCTGGCGGAAGAATTGGTTCATCATTTTCTTGCTAATGTTATTCATATTCATATTCATTTTCTTTTACTCCTTCTTCGGTTCGTCGTTCTTTGTATTCACCACCGAAAGTTAATACAAAGTTGTGGGCATCATCTTCGCACTCAAACTCGACGCCCCTTTCTGATCCAATTGCTCGATCTCTCCAGCCACCGGAATCGAATACATGATCACCTCGCAAATTGCTGTCCAGCCAATCTTGTACGTCATGGCGGCGAATAGTTTTTACAAAGTGCTTAAACCTAATTGCTAGTGTTTTCATTTCTGTTTCTCCTCTAGCACTGCTCTTAACGCTGCGATCTCTGCATTTAGACACGCCATCTCTGCTTGTATCTGTTCTCTGGCATATGCCTTGCCTGCTTCGAAATATGCATCTTTTAGAGCTTCTAGACTATCTTTTACATTCTTCTCTATTACGATGCGCTCTTCGTCGAGCTTGCTCATAATTCCTCCATCGCTGTTCCAAACCTTGCGGGCTCGCTGCCTGGCAAAGGTTCACGAATTTGGTCAACGTCGTCCTGCCTTCTCAACTCAACTAACTTGTGTACGTTCATGTGAGGGCAAAAGATCATTTCGCCCTGAAACTTAAAGCGTTCCTCTAGCTCGTGCATCGTTGCAGCCTTTGCAGCATGCCATGCAGTTCGAACTACTTCGCTGTCACACATTGTATCCTGTAGTGGCCAAATACGACAGAACTGGCGCTCTACTTTTCTCATCCACGGTAGCTTGTCAGCCGACTCGTTATCAAGTGCGTTGAACTGTATCTGCAAGGAATAGTCGCCGTTGCGTTCACGGATGACAAATTCAAAGTCTCCACACTCTACTTGCGACAACAATGCGCGAAAGGTGTCTGCATTCTGTAATTTTTTATCGGCCATTTTCTTTCTCCGGGATATCAACCCACTCCATGTCCAGCCTGTTTATTACGTCTACTGGTATTGCAATTCTACCAGACTTGTTAATATCCCGGTCTGGTGAATACACAATTTGCAAAGTCAGATCGTCGGTCTGCTGCACGGGATTTGGTTGCGTCCTGTTCTTTATATTCATCTTCGTAATTTTGAAGATAGTTCCTGCCGGAAAAACAACATCGTATCTAATGTCGGTATTATGGTTCTGACGATGAATTTGTTTTCCAGTTTTGACATCTGTCCTTCCTGCTACATAATACTGTCCGCGTTCTTTCTCGAGTTCGACGAACCCTTTTCGCTCTAAAATCTTTTCTTCTGCTGGACTAGCGCCATACCAGGGCGACAGTGACAAGGTACTGTCAGAAACCAACGCCATTGCTACGCCGACTTGCGGAATAAATACCTTATTCATCGTCATACTCCATTTGTTCGGTTTCGACATCGTTGTAGATAACGTTGCCGTCCTCGTCGTATAGCGTGTCGTTGTCTACACCCATATTCTGTAACTGTTTGAACAGCTCGTCAACTGTCTGGCCTTCGTCGGCGAGCCCAAAGTCAATTACAGCATTTCCAGGTAAAGAAAAGTCACCGATCTTCCTTAATTCTCGTAGGATGTGAACATGACATGCACAGTTGTACAAATGACGATCACGATCAGTATCTAACTTTTCAATATCGCCGATGTATGGGCCGGACACCATTAGGGCAATAAATGCCAGTGTTGACGGCAATGTAAAAACATCGAGGTGCATAGGATTGTAAACGGAAACCTTGTCAATGTGGTTGTAAGCAATCGGCCCCCAATAGTCAGTGTCTTCGACAAATTCCATATACGGGAGGACATCGAACTTGCCGGGGTATTGCTCACACAGTTTAACAATCGCTTTGTCGATTGCATCTTGGTCGATCGGTTTTGTGGGATCTGTTTGTTCCATTACTTTGCCCTCGCAGTTAACATAGAAATAATGCTGTGATGATCTTCGAACAGCTGGTCGCTCATCTCAAGTGCCTCGCTCACCGGAAACCACTTTGCTGCCTCGGCGTCGTCCATCCCTTTTACCTTCGGCAGTTTGCCATCGGGTGGACCGGGCAACTCGATAAGAAACGCATTGGTGATAGTTCGCCCTCGCAGGCTACGGTCGGGGTGATCGAAAACCTGCTGATGAGTAATATTTGCCTCGAGCACAGGTACCGGCACCTTTACCGCTGTCTCTTCTTTAAGCTCACGGATCATGCCCTGGCGATGCGTTTCTTTCTGATTAAGATACCCGCCGGGCAGAGCCCATAGTCCTTTTCCTGGTGCAGACTTGCGCTTAATTAAAAGCACATGGCCGCCCTGAAGAAGAACAGCATCAACCGTACAGAAAGTAACCGGATAGGGTGCAGCTCTCCATTGCTCTTTGTAACGTTGGATGAAGTTGTACTCTTCGAGTGTATGCTCGAACTCCGGGGAACCGAAGTAGTGCTCAGTCATCCATTGATTTGTCGGTTCGTGCAGTGCGCCGGCCACAAGTCGATACTGACGATTAAACATCAGGGTGCGTATTTGAGTAGCATCAATTGGGCGCTCGCCCATTTCGACGAACTTGTCAGCGTTAACGAAATCGTAGGAAGGAAACCACTTCAGGTAGTAGGTAGTGTGGTCTTTATCGTGACCGACCAAACAGACTTTTGCACCGGTACCGTGCAGACCCATTTGGTGACAGTTGTCCTGGATGGTCTGTTGCACCTGCTTGATCCACTTGTTATCTTCGTAAAAGTAATCGCGCAGAGGAGCAAACCACAACCTTTGATCGGTGTCGTCCTCGAAGTATTGGGGAAGTGCGTTAGTGATCATTTCTTCGCGTTCTTCGTATGTGAAGGGATTGCGAGGATCACGGGCCTGGAATGCGCTGCCAATTAACACCAAAACATTATCTGCTTGTCTAAATGCTTCGGTAATTAAGGCGTCGTGGCCCAAGTGAAAGGGTTGGAATCGTCCGATGACGACGGCAAGTTCATATTTCTTTGGCATTATTGAGCTCCTCAATAAAATTTGGGTGACAAGTCTATCTCGTCAAAGTTATTTATCTATGTGCTTATAATAACACCAGATAATTGATTTGTCAAGGCCAAGGCGGATTTAATTTGTATAAAATCATCTGCTCTGGGTCAATCTTAACTAAATCGTGTGGATAGAACAATTCGCTTTTATCGCGCTTGCCGTACTCTACACGTACCATTTTGGGTGTGAAACGAGTAATACGACCTATACCAAACACCCTATCTATCCTACCGGGTTTATTAATAACAACATAGTCGTTCAGTTCTATCGGCTGTCCGATAAAATCCGGGAGTTTCTCCGTGCGCTTATCTAGTTCCACTTTTCTTTAACCAATACACAATAGCAACTTCTTCTTCAACAAGTGCTATTTGAGATGTTTGACACAATTTGGTATCGTTTGAGTTAGGTCTATATTCTACCCTACATGCTTTTGGTGTGAATTTGATAATTTTGCCGACCCGTAGATCCGCGTATCCGGTTTCGTTTGTGACAACCGTGTCGCCTAATTTTAATTCGTTTCCGAGGATGTCTTTCATCCACTTAGTTCCATGTCGTATAATTCGTTGCATGTGATGCAGCGGTAAGCGGGGGTAAAACGAGGTGCGAATTGGATCATTTCCCATTCGTGTATATGGTCTTTAAATTGTTCCAAGACATAACCGTATCCGTAGCAGTTCGGGCATCTACACTTAAAGTGTTTTCCTATGCCGTATTTTCCTAGTTCTAAGTTCCAGCCACCATATCCCTTACACTGCTTGCATTCGTGTGTTAAGCGGTCTTTTTTCTCCGGATTTTGGCCAGTTTGCAGCCGGACCATAACTGCTACGTGTGCAGGGCACTCCTTCTTCTCCATGCCAAGGAAAGCACCGGGATCATCTGGAGTAAGGTATTCGCTCATTCCTCGTCATCTGATTCGTCTAACTCGATATCGAATCCCAATTCTTCCAGGAGCTTCAGCGTAACATCTCCGTGTACCTCAGCATCGAGACTGAACATCTTACGCTCTTGCATACCTTGCTCGCTTCCGCCGGCATTGTAAACAAGGGTTCCGATCTCTTTGTGGTTCGAGATAAAATTGTTTATTGCCTGTTCTATCCCGGCATCCGTGTAGCACAGACCGTACTTGTTTGCGTCAGTGTCGTGGTATGCATTAATACTTGCATACCAGTCGTCGGGATCAAACGACTTAATCTCGACCTCAAGACGGTTAAACTTAACTACCGTTCCGGGTTCCATGCCATAGAGACCAGACCCATCAGCTACGCCTTCGAAATCTACAACATAAGTCTTAGTAGTCCAGATATCCATTTAACTGTCCTGCTTGTTTAAGTTGTGTATATTATACAACTTTTAGCAGAAAAGTCAACCACTCTTAAAATTTTGTACTCAGTATATCAGCGGCGTCAGTGATGTTTTCTACTGCTAATCGCAATTCTTCTTCGGCCCTCTCGCAATCGTCAATTAGTTCGCCGATGTCGCTTTCCATTTGCCTGAGCGAATCTCTGCGCTTAGAGAGTATGCCCATTTCTTTCTCTAGCTGTTTTGCCATCGACTTTAGTTTACGATCGATTTTGGGTTCAGTTGTCATATCATAGTCCTAATTGTAGTATAAGGGTAATTGAGTCTTCTTTACTGAAGTGCAAACACACCTGCTCGAACCCATGGAATGTATATTCTGCATCAGGATAGTAGTTGTCTATTACTTCCCGCAATAATTTCTGTGCTCTCGTCCATTCTTCGTCTTTTGCTCTAAATCCAAATTGCAAATAACAATCGAATTTCTGTCGCGGGTGCCCTTTATGTTTTCCTACTTTCGTCTTTAGGAAGATTGGCAAGACGTTGTGATCTTTCTGCTCATCGTATGGTCGTGGTATAGACGGATATATGTCAGTGATAAATTCACCAGACGGACGAGCGTATATCCAAACACTGTTTGCTTCGAGCCACGCCAGAATGTCTTCTGTTTTATGCATTCTCGTTAATACGATAGAAATACCGTTGTGTGTCAACTACGTGGGTCATCGGCAACTTCTGCCAAATCTTTCCGTCGGGGGACCGTTCTATTACTACTCCGCCGTTTGCAATAGTCTGTATTACAAACGCCGGAGGAATAAGAGTAAACCCTTCGTAATAGTCAACACGATTAAACCAGGCTTCCTCGACTGCCTGCCATGGATTATCCATATAGTATGGATCGCCGTCGACCGAAGAAAGAAATGCATTCCATTCGTCAATTTGAACCTGATTTCTCATATTACCCCTTTACACACACAACCTGTTTGAGCGTATGAACAATCTCAACTAGGTCTTCTTGCGCCTTCATTACGGCATCGATATCCTTATATGCCTTTGGAGACTCGTCGATTACACCGATGTCCTTACGACACTCGACACCCGCCGTTGACTTCTCGTGGTCGTCTAGTGTAAGAACACGCTTCGCTTCCGAGCGCGACATAACTCGTCCTGCGCCGTGAGAACACGAGCAGAAAGAATCTGCATTACCGAGGCCACGCACAATAAAGGACTTCGCACCCATAGATCCAGGAATAATGCCAAGGTCTCCTACGCGAGCCCGAACTGCACCCTTGCGAGTAACATGTACGTTAGCACCAAAGTGGTGCTCGGTCGACACATAATTGTGATGACAGTTGATCGCCTCTTGGGTGATTGTAAACGCTGGCAACGTAGAGCGCAATGCTGTCAACACCAGTTCCATCATGACCACACGGTTGTGCATCGCATAACCCTGGGCCCACTCGACTGCTTCTACATAGTTCTCGTATTGCTCCGAACCATCTACTAAGTATGACAAATCACGGTCAGGCAAAGAAATAAAGTGTCGCTCCATTTCCTTCTTAGCAGTTGCAATAAAGTGGCGGCCGATCATATTACCTGGGCCACGAGAACCCGAGTGCAATACAACCCATACGTCGTTGTTCTCGTCTAAGCACAATTCGATGAAATGGTTACCTCCACCCAACGAACCTATTTGGCGATACAACTTTGCGTCTGGCTCTTTTGCAAGCGTTTCGATCACCGGAGATTTCGCGACGATACGCTCCCAGCCTCGACGTAAGTCTCGGTTAGCATTGTCTAGCAATTGTGTTGTGTTACGATGCGCTTTGTGAGACAACCGCTGCTCGTTATGCTCGTCTTGACCAACAGGGACCATACGCTCGATTTCATCACGCACAAGTGCCAGGGACTCTGGCAAGTCTTCTGCAGTCAACGACAATCTAACAGCATTCATTCCGCAGCCGATATCAACACCAACTGCTGCTGGTATGATAGCGCCTTTGGTTGCAATTACAGAGCCTACCGTTGCGCCGAGTCCTAAGTGGACGTCAGGCATTACTGCAACGTGCTGATGTATAAACGGCATAGATGCAATATTCCGCAACTGATCGAGAGCCTGGGATTCCACAGGGACTCCACGTGTCCACATTTTGATTAGTGCGTTGTTTGATTTTACTACATCATAGTTTGCCATTTTCTTTTTCCTCTGTATTGTAGTCCTGTATTATACAGAACACCTTATTTAGTGTCAAGGAAAAATTAACAACTATTTTTTTGATCAGATGTCGCCGTCTTCTCTTACTTCGGAATGGAAAACATTGAATTCTCCCATGGGATAACGGGTCTCAAGTTTCTTGATATTCTCGATAATAATTGTCACCGGGTCCATACCGAGCGCAATACATGCATTCATCCAATACCAAATAACATCACCTAGCTCACGCTTCATGTGGTATACGTTGTCGAAGTTATATGGCTTGCCTTGGAAAAATATCTTCTTAACAATTTCGTTAAACTCGCCGCCTTCTGCGCTAAGTCCGTATCCAGCAGTAAGTAACCTTGCAGGATCTCCACCTAGCTCGTCTACTGCACGAATACGTGCAATAAATGCTTCGGTGTCTTTGCTTTCTTTGGAAGTTACTCCGTCTACAAATTTCATGTAGTTATTTAGAAACTCTCTTGCCTGTTGTTCCATTTCAGTTTTTTGTTCCATTTAACATTCCCTCATTATAGTTATTATCCATTACGTCTAATACTTGTTGCGTAATATCAGAGCCGTCATTGTAAAGTATATTTTCTGCGTTATCGTCTACTGTAATTACAAGACTGAGCTTATTGCGTTTCATGACTACCTTAATCGCATAATCTATGTCCTCGCGAATGGCATCTAGTCTAGTTTGATAGTCGGCGTGTATTCTTGAGAAATATTTTTCTCTTTCTTTTAAAAATCGAAGGCGTAACTTTTCGAATTCTTTTTCTTTTTCTTCTCTAACATTGTCCGGCATCGGTTTAGTGAGTTCCTCTGACAGTGCAATTAATACTCGGGCAGATGCGTCTAACATATTTGCCGCTGCCTTTTGTTGAGCCTCAATTGGAGTAAGAAGCGCCTGTCCCGCCCATGAATCTTCTACTAATATTTGAGTATTCACAACTGCGATATTATCAGCATGTGCTAAAGCACCTACTAATAATATTAGTACAAGTGCTAAATTAAAGGTTCGCATAATCTTCATCGCTAAACTCTTCTCCGTTCCATTCGTCGCATTCCAGTTCCCTGGCTTCGGCGATATCGATAATCATACTAGCAAGTAATTGGTGTGCTCTCGTGTCGCCTTCTTGTCCGGCGTATCCTGGTATTTGCCACTGGCGGTGTGTTTGCTGCATGAATGAATTTAGTACCTCCATCTGTATTGCATTTTCTACAATAGGATATACTTGTTCCTCGGTTCCTCCCATCTCAATTGCTGCTTTAATAATCACACGAGCATCCATGACACCACAGCTCTTGTTATACATGTTATCGCACAGAGCTAACGAAATGTGATTATCGCGGTCGGGATTGTTTCCGAGTGGGTCAGTCCAACGTTTTAAAATATCGTCCGACTCTAGCGATTCTTTCGCCTTTCTATAAAATACCGGATAATCGTCTATTATGTCTGCAAACGTAGGCTGGTCGCCGTAAGATCCTTCCTTCCACCAGCATGTTAAATGATTTTCCATGATAGTGTCGAACACATCGCGACGAACTTGGAGGTGTTTGATTGGAGTTATAATTTTCTTTTGGCCTACAGAAATTTCCGATTTAAGTCGGTCTTGTCTATCGGCAAGCATGATGCTGTCCCAGGTAAAACTTTCCGGAACTACTTCGTTTTCGTGGTATTGGTTTTCGCCGGCTTCTACTGGCAAACAACGACTAGACAGAGTAGAAATTATAACAGCGAGCATAGTTCCGCGTTCGTTTTCTACCTGTCCATAATCGTCGTATCTTCCTTCGCTATAAAAAGGAAATGGGGTTAGATATTTGCGCGGATCTTCGTTGCCCGGTACTTCGCTTGTAAAGAATGTAACAACTTCGGTGCCAGCAGTAATTGGCAAATTCGATACTGCACATGTTTGATTCCAACTGCCCATAACTCTGCCTCGTTGTTTACCAGTACTCGTTGCCTGCGAGTTTAGCCTTAGTTTCCTGCAAGCTATACTCGTAAAAGATTTTCTCGATCGTGAGCTTTTCGTCTTTGACATCAACCGGTACTAGCTCAAAGGTTACTAGCTTGCAACCGTCGTACACATCGCGCCTGGTCTTTTTAAACAGGGCAAGGTGGTTAACCAGCTGTGCTGGTCCTTCCCAAGACTTGCCTGTCTTGTGAAATCTTGGAAAAGACCCACCCGTAGAAAATAATCCGTCAGATTCTCGTTGTATTTTGTACAGGCGCATGTCTTTACCTTGCGTTAGGGGAGTTCTTGATAAGTTCGATCAGCCGGAATTCGAATTCAGTAAATTCTTCGACTGGTGCCTCCGGCGCGTACAGATCGCCCATGAAGTATGTTCTGGTGCTCTTATCGAAACGATTGTTGGCGCCGTACAACTTCACCCCGGTGTCCCATATGCGGTCAGGAACAACAATAGCAACACAAGTCAGTGCATTGTTAAGGGCCGGTTCTTCTTCGTGGAAAAATCCCCAGGGCAAATAAACACCATCTGCCGACAGTAGCCACTGTTTGATTTCCTGTAGTTGCGCCTCGGCGCCACCGTTCTTACAGATCATCGTCTTGTGGTTATTCAGCCACTCGTGAAACACCGTAGTACTTCCCTCGTAGCAAGTAACAGGATACTTAATTGCCATCTCGCCCAGGGCGTGTGCCGCCTGGATGCCTTGCTGGATACTCGACAGGTAAAAGTTGCCAAATGTGTAAAGTCTGTATTCCATTCTTAACCCTCTTAATTGCTGTAGTAGCGTTCTATTATAACACTAAATCAGTAGATGTCAAGAATATAATTTAGCTAGAATTTTGTATGCTTCGTATGCTTCTCGAAGCTCTGGAAACTGCCTACGTAAATTTTTCTCGCGCATGACTGTGATAAGGTCGTCTAATACTGCCTTTGATGCTGCATAGGAGTGTGGGCCAAAGGAGACCTCCAGATTTAAAGAAGTGCCATCGTAGATAGAATGAGACATAGCTGTGCCTGTTAGATAACAGGAATGCGTCTCGTCGATGATTTTAATGTCCTTAACACGACCGCCCATCTCTTCGATGATCGACACGATGTTTCTTATCTGTTCGTCGCTCAATGTTCTAGCTCGACTAGTCTCTTTTTTGTATAGTCATGCAAAACTAGATAGCGAGACTTTTCTTCGCCGTCGGGCAATTCGTCGACAATTCTTTCATAGTTTTCATTCAGAAGAATAATATCTTCTTTTTCGGATGCATTAATAATTTCAATAATTTGTTCGAAATCAATTGTCATGGCAGATACCTCTTGTATGTGTTAATTGTAAGTTGCTTGAACAAAACTGTCAAGCACTACCGCTATTTATAAGATACCATACTGCTATTTTAAATATTTCAACTTAAAATAGACCATATCTTCCTTATTACGAAAGCGCAACCTTGTACCCTTGGTAATCAAATTAAATGCACCTAGCTGTTTTCTTTCCAGCGAAATTTGTTGCCTAGTAATGTCTAGGTTATCTGCATCGACTTCGTTATGTTCGCCAAACAGATGCCACAGAAGTTGGAACTCGTTGGTTCTTTGTTCTAGTGTAGGATTTACGGTACCAAATCGGGCCTTGAGTTCTGCATCCGTATAGAACTCCCGTAGGCCCTTTCCTAGCTTCGGCTTCACAGTGACTATCGAGTAAGTTGTACGCTATCTGCCAAACCCTTTTCTACTGTTTCTTGTGCATTCAGCCAGTAGTCTCGATCTAACATAGTAACCATATCTGCTCGTGTTATAGACGGGTTAGTACAATGCTCCATATAGAGATCCGTTAATTCCTCTTTGAGGCGCAGACCTTCTTTTAGATCAATTTCCATGTCTGTAATTTTACCACTAGTGCCCCAGCTAGGCTGATGAATCATCATTCTAGCTCTCGGTAGTATGTAACGATGTCCTTTTTCTCCGCCACTCGACAAAAACGAACCCATAGAACATGCCTGACCAATTACGTAAGTATGCACCGGACATTTGATGTACCGCATTACGTCATAAATTGCCATGCCAGCAGTAACAGATCCGCCGGGGGAGTTAATATAGAAATTAACAGGTCGGACCGGGTCTTCTGCTTCTAAAAACAGCAATGATGCAACAATACGATCTGCTTTGTGATCGACAACTTCTCCCGTTAGGAAAATAAGGCGCTCCTTCAGCAAACGACTATAAATATCAAAAGAGCGTTCGCCCTTTGAAGTTTGCTCAATTACTACTGGTGTTAAATCACTCATTTTTACGTTTCCTTTTTTGATAAATAATGTTATGAAAATTAAAGATATATTAACTGAAAATACTGCGCCACTTATTATGACTGATCAAACTCAGTTCGACGAAGAGTTTGACACATTCTATAATCCCCAAGCAGACATGATTGCTAATATGAATCGCGACTACTATAAGAAGTATTTTAAAGAATTCTTTACCGACGGCAGTGTTCCTGTCTTCACAGAAGCCGACAATTATCCTCCCTCCGAAGACGAAGAAGATTGGACTACTAAGCCCAATCCCGAAGCACCACAATCTGCAGGATACCGCGGACAACAAAATGCTCTACATAGAGCAGGTGTACCACACGATAAAAATGTCGGTGGGTACGACTCTGGTCCGGTTATTCCGCTCACACCTAAAAACCTAGATACGATATAACTAGAAATAACAACACTAGCATCAGTACTGTAGATGTCTTAGTGAAGAATAACATCTGACGTTCAAATGGCAATGCAAATTCTGTAACTTTAGCATCTTCTTGCAAGATTAGCAAAGATGCCTCTTCGGGCGTAAAGTACTCGTACCACCCAGCATAGTCGGGGGATCCGATCGGATCCCATTCGCAGTACCTATAGTAAATTTTACGCAACCATATACGCTTGCCAGACACTAGCTTAACTGGCCAGATTGCAAATCCCTTACGGAGATCTGATTTTGGTAGTTCGAGGTGACTCATCTCGAAATAAACATAAACAAATCAGTAAGAGAGGACTGATCAGACATATTCGATCCTTGTAAAATTAGTACCATAGCGTCTGCTTCGTTGTAACATTCTATCCAACTATACTCGGAGTGTATCAATGATATCGGTATACAGAATCGATAATACACGGGTCTTAACCAAATCCATCTTTTAGAAGTAAGGCGTACAGGCCACCATGCAAATACTTTACATATGTCGCTGTACTCTGTTTGCATTAACTCATCATCTTCTCAAGTGCAATTGCTACGCTTGCAGCAAAGTCTTTATCGAAATTTTCTTTGGTCTCGTCTAACGAATCCATGTTCGCTAATGCCCACTGCCAGTAGTCGAGCGGAACCTCTTCGAGTCGTTTTCCTTTGTGCTTACCCATCGGCATAGTTTCGAACACAATAGGCTCGTCTAACCATTCTTGCAATTGTTGTAAATACGGCTCATTTTCTTCGAGTACTTCTTGTTGAATTAATACATCAACAAAATGTGATAATAGATATGCAGTTACCAGAGCATCGCTGTCTGCTCTGTGTGCATCGATTTTATGATCTGCAGGGTCGAGTATGTTAAACCGGTATCTAAGATAGGGCAAGTTAAACGCAGACACAGTTGGGTCATTTCCGTATAACTTCTTAGCAATACGCATTGTGCATACCCAGGTTTTGTGCGATACATCGTACCTCTCTAACACTTTCATATCGTAGAAACTGTTATGTGCTACAATTGCTGCATCTTGTCCCAGAGCGCCTAACAACATTTTTAGATCATCGACACCTTCGTCGAAATTGCGGCAACCAGCGACCATTTTATTAGTGATATTGGTTATCGCCGAAACTTCCGGAGTAATCGGCTCGTTCGGTTTGTACAACTCAACAAAGCGTTCCCAATTACCATCGTTATACATCACATAGCCGAGTTCGGTAACTTCTGCTTCGTTATAGTCCTTACTTGTGGTTTCTGTATCAAGAATGAGACAGTTTGTTAGAAATTCTGTTTTACGGTCCATACGCACCCCGTTATTATGTTATTACAGTAATTGTAACACAACAATAAGGAGACGTCAATCTAATTTAGCTAATACTAAATGCAATCTTATCTTTGGGGCGCGAGGTTGCGTAATAGTTGGAGCCAGCGTTAAATTCTATCTTACCTTTCACTACTGGCGGATACTTAACATTGAACCTATCAAATACCAAATCATCACCGGATTTTCTCACGTGACTATGTAACTGTATGAAAGAGATTCTTGCAAGTACCTTCTTAAAAAATGTAGTTGGCTTCATTGCATTTAAGTGTGCAGAAACTAACCGTGCTAGACCTGCCATAGTGTGAAAGCCTGCAGTATACGCAGGGTGATCTAGTTTAGCGTCAGGGTATGCTTTTAGTAATTTTTTGATATTTTTAGAATTACCTAAATACTCTTTGTCGCCATTCTTAATTAGATAAACAATTTCCTCAGCATCACTACGATCAATCATACCATACATCTGACCTAGCTTCAGCGGTCCGCTTAGACTGGTATTTTCGGAGATAATATTAATTGCATCGATAAGTGGCTTATACTTTGCAAGGAATTGGTCGTCAAACTCGTGTGTGTTTAAAATGTGAACAATAGATTTCAAGCTAGCAGAAACACCACCTTTAGCTTTCGAGCTAATGCCAATTTTATCGCCACCACCCGATACGAAAGAGTCGACGAGAGGAGTAGATTGTCCGGGTGGAAATGTAATCCACGATAAATCAGTAAAGCTCTTGTCTACTAATAAATCCCTTTGTGCTCTTTGCCAATCGCCCGTTAATAAATTTGGAGATTTTAATAAAGCAATCGGACCAGCTATCTCACCGATGTATTTCTCGATAACTTGTCTGTACTCTGCTGCGCCAGTAACTGGCTCGGAAGTACCGTTGTACACCTGTAATAAGATATTATATATTATCCCCTTTAGCGGTTCTTTTATATTAGACTGCTTGACGACTTTTAGAATTCCGGCGGGCGTTAATCTCTTTCCTCCGATTAAATCACTCGGCTTTACTTTTGCAGTCTCTGAGTGTGTTACTTTAGAATCCTTTAAGGTGAACCCGTATTCGTTTTTAAACTGTGTATTAGTCCATGCGTTGCCGTGTTGACTAACATCCGTCCTTTGCCCATAACGAACAAATGCAACTCTACGATTATCTTCTGTTTTCCAGACGGTCATCATAGCCGCCTTATTAGGGCTGTTAGAGAAGTGTAAATCACTCTTGCGGATTCTTAACTGACGTGCTTTTTCTAAAACTGCGTTTTGTGCTTTTTCGGCCGCAGTTAATGGCTCCGGCTCGTCGGAAGAATCATCTTCAAACGCACCTGAGTCAGGAAAGTTAAAGATTGCCCAGAGTGTAATTTCTTGTTTTGTTTTAGGATTAACAAAGACTTGGCCAGGGCGAGTCGAGCCTATTCTACTAGCCTCGTCTATACGCCCTGGCGCAAACAGTTCTACTAACCGCATAAAGTATTAACCGAATAGTGCGTTTAGTGCTTTTACCACATCAACGTCTGCACCTTCTTTCAGGGATTCGTCGATGTTATCTTGTGAGTTAGAAAAGTTAGCGTATGCTTCGCTTTCGTCATCAGCTGCCTGAGTCTGCATTTCGGATTCGCTACCCTCTGGCACCGGACGATAATCGTCGTCACTAATTTCTTCGCCGCCCATATCGTAGTCGCTATCGTCGATTTCTTCTGCGTCGAGTTCTTCAACATCATATCCGTCTATTGATTCGCCCACTACTTTGGCATGTATGCGCTGAATAAATTCAGGCTTCATTGCCCATAGCTTGTCTGCATCGTAGTAACGATCGCTCATCGAAATACCCATATCTTGCATGTACTGGATTTTAGCAATAAGATCCCCTATGTCAGTATCTGCATCTGAGTATTTAACTTCGCCTGTAGGCTCAGAAACAACCTCCGGTTCTAGGTCTGGGTCGTCGCCGAGATCAACAATCGTGTCGTCGACTTCGACTTCATCTTCGTCTTCGACATCCGGCTCTGCTTCTTCTAGGTCTTTATTCATCGATGAATCAGTGAAAGGTGAATCTTCGCCATCGGCGTTATCATACTGCTCTCCGATGCCATCTATACCAGCTAATGCTCTAAGCTCTTCCATGTCTGGATCCCATTCTTGCTCCCACTCTGGAAGTTCGTCGTCGAAGTAGTCTGCATCAGCAGAAGTCCACTCTTCCTCTGGTTCTGAAACAACAACAACCGGTGTTTCGTCTAGCTCGACGTCATCGGACTCTGTGTCGGTACCGTCGGTATATTCGTTGTCGTACTCATAATCTTCCGGCTCGTCAATTTCGTCTTCTGCAAGATCGATAACCTGGTCGTAGATTTCGTTTTCTTCGATAGTAGATTCTGTTACATCGTTAGACGGAAAACAAGACTCGCAATCATAGCTGCCGCATCCGCAACCAGCTTCCTCGAGCTCCTCTGATCCTTCTTCTTCCTGATCTGCTAATACTTCTTCTGCATCAGGACCATCTTCGATGATCTTCATCCATTTTTCTAAGTCTTCCATATGTGTTCCACTCATGTTCTTCTCCTTTAAACTTTATTTCGTCCCGGTTGTCTTCGCCATAAGACATCGGGGATAGTGATCCGTCGTTACCGGTCGAAGCAAAGTTATCTGCTGCTAGTTCTTCCGGGGCTAGTGTTACGTTAGAAATTGGATATGTACCGTCTTGACTATCGACGTTGCAAATGACGCTCTTACCGTCGAGTGCATATGCAACAAAAACGCCGAATCCTTCGCCGTTTCCTGCACCGTATATATCGTTGATCTTTACCATGTCGCCGGCTTGGAGCTCCGGCTTATCGAGGAGGGAGTGAACATCGTTGTCGATCTCGTCGTAACGTTGTTCGTCTGAATTTCCAACATAAAAGCTATCTGCTGAATCAACAACTGCTTCTAAGTCAGAAACGGGATATTCTTGGTTAGTTCCTTTTACGTCTACAATACACTTACCACTAACAGGAGAAAATCCAACATATCGCCCTACTCCGCCGCCATATTCCTTGCTTATCTGCACAACTTCACCTTCTTCAAAAGGTACGGTTTGACCTCCGTTGATTGCAGTTAACCATGTATACATGTCTGACATTGATAAACACCTTTTTCTTATGTTTCGTGTATTTATCAAAGTTATTGGAATTGAGCTGTAAAAGTTTCTCCGGTTAAAAATGTAGGTAGTTACTTGATTTTGCTAGAGTGATCTGCTTCTTCTTTATCTTCGCGCAATTCTACAAAGCGAGGCAAAAACAAGCTATCTACGCCCTGGCGAGATTTGTCCTTGCTTGCAATTCGTTCATTGTACAACACAGTTACTATACGACCCATCCATTCTTGGATATTTGCAGTAATCTCATCTCGCAATTCGTCGCTGAATCCACTAATACTAACTTCTAGCATACGATCAGATGATGCACACACAAGAGAGCCCATTTTATTCTCGTTTTTAGTACCAGGGGTGCCTGGGTTCCAGCCGATTACTTCTAGGTCACAATCATTTTCGGCCTTCATTTTTACAAGGTGCTGACTACGCTTATCTTCCCAAGGACTGGTTATGTTCTTGAGCATAATTCCCTCTTCGCCAGCAGCAAGTGCTTCTTCGTAATGCGCCAGGGCCTCGTCGAGGGATTGCACTATTCTCCACTCTATGAGATGGTACATATCACTTTTCGGAGCATCGTTAATTACTGTCTGTAAATTAGCAAAACGGGTTTTGTACGGAGTACTATCTTTAAATTCGAAGAATGCATCGTAATCAATCATATCCCAAATACGCATACGGACCCGGGATGCTTCTGCTTTACTAATTGTTCCCCTTACTGCTTTGTTAAGGATTCCGTTTCCTTTTTTGCGGGACATAACCGAGCCATCAGTTTCGAGAACAACAAGCTCACCGTCGAAGACAACACTCGATCCCACCGTGTTCCCAAGAGCAATAAAGTCGACATCAAAACAGTCGTACAAATCAACCAACTTACCAGAGCGGCCCCGTATAGTGATACTCTCCCCATTTCCATCGTTTGCTTGATAAATGACATTAACACGCATCCCATCGGCCTTAAGTTGACTGTAAGCAGGCCATTGTATTTTTTGAATAGTTTTGTCGTCGTACCCCTTTCCTAGCAAGCACGGATAGGTAGGAACTAATCCTTTCCATACTTTATTTACCGTGGATTCTTGTACCCCACATCGCAGATCTTTTTTAATAATGCGCTCTGCAACAACAGCGGAGTCCGGGTCCATATTCGATAGTAGTTCGGTGAGAAGTTTGATTGCGGCATTGCCGGTGACTTTGCGTTCGGAGAATTGGTCTAGGTGAGAGATGAACCACGCAACGTCTTTGGTGCCGGTTGCAGTGTATTCTGGAATTTTTCTAATATAAAACTGAATGAACGGGCTGAGTGCGTGATAGATTGCATCCTGCAACTGTGTATTAGTTGCATTGTCCTTTAGGATTTCAATCTTGTCATTACGGCCGGAAGTATTTTCCAGCAAGTTCATTACACTATATACTTCGCAAGTCATCCCAATTGTCCTTTATGTGTATAACTCGTTTAAGACGTTCTAACACCATATCATCGACGGAAAGAACACCAAATCCCTCACTTTCACAAACATAGTATACATCCATTCTATTAATAATGCTACCTTTTCCTGACAGAAAATTTTCTTCGGCAACTTGCTTGATGTATACCGTTCCTTTTTCCGGCACGAGCGGCCGCGGACTAGGAGCACAATATCCGCCCCCACCATCACCATCTAGTTTACAATTTATAAACTTCGGAATTCTTTTCATATGGGCATTGCATGTTGTTTTTTTGCAGACATTCGTAATACTGTAAATCTTTGTTTTCTAACCATTCCCACCCTGACACAGAAAATAGATAACCATTACAGTCTCGACACATTACCTTCACTTCGTCGTCATATGCCGGCTCTACATCCTTGGCCCAATCCAACTGCTCGACATCAGGATACAGTATCTTAATCATAGTTGCATCTTCGTCGGTTACTTGATAATACTTTGCATCACGTATGCCCCACTCTTTATGGGGAGACACTGATCTATACTTACGGTCTTCCATGTAATTATGGAAATTCCTGTGTTCCAGTTTTACGACAGGTGCCCGGTATCCTAATAATTTCATTAGTGTATTACCCTCGCAATTTCGTATCCGAGATCAGCAAACAACTCTGAATTCTGTTCATATATCTCTAGGGCCTGCATCAACGATTCGTTATCGTCTGGGTCAAACTCAGGAAGAATAATAACCCGAACAATATCATATCCTGCAAACACATCGTCAAAAATTTCAGATCGACTGTGTTGTGATCCCCGAGGAACAAAGACAGCAATAAAATCATCAAAGCTAATTTTGTCGTCTGCGGGTATAAGGACACAGTTTTCATCAAAAGTAATTATATCGTTCATTTCTCATCCATAATCTGCGAAATAATATCTTCGCCGATTGTTTCGTGTTCAATTAGTGCTGCGGCCATGGCGTCTAATTTGTCACGATTAGCCTCTAGTATTCTCGTCGCTTGCTTGTAATTTTTCTCCAAAATTTCAGCAATTTGTGACTCGACTTGACCCAAGGTTATACTTGATAGCACACTAGATCCTACTTTATCTAATTTACTAAAATTCATGACACCTAGTTCGCTGAATCCCCATTCGGTTACCATCTTACGCGCAATCTCAGTTGCCCTAGCAATATCACTGCTCGCGCCGGTGGTAACTTTATTAGAACCATACTTCAGCTCTTCTGCAATGCGCCCTCCGAACAAGGAGCAGATAGAACTGTTTAGATATTCGAGGCTATGACTGTAGCGTTCCTCTTCTGGTAAAAATTGCGTCACACCCAGGGCGCGGCCCCGGGGAATGATACTGACCTTGTAAACAGGATCATGGTCCGGTGAGAGCCTACCGACGATAGCATGACCGGCTTCGTGGTAAGCAGTTTGCTCTAGATCTAGTGGCTTCATTTCCTTAGGACTTTCAGCACCCATCATTACCTTATCCTTAGACCTTTCTAAATCGGATATAGTAACCTCTGACCGCTGTTCACGTGCAACAAAAATTGCAGCTTCGTTGATTAGCTTTTTAAGTTCGGCGCCGGAGAAGCCGGGTGTTCCTTTTGCAATTTGCTGCACATCTACAAGGCTAACATCTCGGTTAATTTTCTGAAGGTGTAAATTGAGAATCTTTTCTCTGGCCTGTACGTCTGGTAGGCTAATATTAATAATACGATCAAATCTACCAGGACGCATCAATGCAGGATCAAGTACATCGGGTCGGTTAGTTGCAGCAATTACCAACACCCCATGATCATCTTCGAATCCATCCATCTCTACAAGGAGCTGGTTAAGAGTTTGATCTTGTTCGCGTCCAGAGCCGCTAGCAGCATCTCCGCGAGATCTTCCTAGGGCATCGATCTCGTCGATAAAAATGATAGAAGGTGCTACCGACTTGGCCTGGGTGAATAAGCTACGCACCCTGCCGGCACCTACACCCACAAACATCTCAACAAATTCAGACCCAGATACTTCAAAAAACGGAACGCCGGCTTCGCCTGCAATTGCTCTTGCTAGTAGTGTCTTACCGGTTCCCGGCTCTCCGGCTAATAGTATTCCTTTAGGAAATTCTGCTTTTGCTTTACGGTAGTCCTCGGGTCTTTTTAGAAAGTCAATTACTTCCTTTGCTTCGTCGTGTTCGCCGGGGTTTGAAATTACATCGCTAAGGCGTGTTTTATTCTTCTCTGGGTCAATTAAACGGGCTTTTGTCTTTCCGAAGCTAAGAATGCCGTCGCCGTTTTTCTTACCTAACCGGACAATAAAGAACACTAGTATAAGCACAGGAATTACACCGAACATTAGCATCCCGAACCAACCAATTGGCTGTGGCGGCAGTTCTGCATTTACTAATGCACCGTGAGAAATCGCCTTGTCTACTATATACGCAGGGTCGCCTGCAGACACGGTACGGTATAATTCGGAGTTACCTTTTAGAGTATAAACAATTGTCCGTTCGTCTGACTCGATGTCAATTTCGTCAACCAACTGAACATTAGTAACGAGGTGCGAATAAGGAGAATTGTTGTAGTCCGGGCCGAAGAACAATGGTTTGATAATAAACAACCAAGCTAGGCCGCCGATGGCACATAACCAAACTATACCCACAAGGCCATTGCGTGTTTTTGATTCACTCATACTATACCTTCCAGGTTATGCTCGACGTAAGTAACGTGTCGATTTCTTTATTGACAACTCTGTCGATGTCTTCAACAGTAGCAGTCTGATATGCTCGGGGATAGTGTATCTCGCAATATGCGGTTCGTATTACAGTGGGGAGTCTACATTCGCATTCTAGGTGGTCGATCCACTGACAGGTCTTGGGGATAAATTCGATTTGATTATTCATACAACCTCCGTTTTGTTTTATTATACACTAAAACAGGTCGATGTCAAGATCATCCTCTGTTAACAGCTCGATTATGACATATTCATAATCGTGCTCTAAACATACATCAATTATATCCATTAAATCATAATCTATCTCGGTAGTGGCGTGCCAATAAACCTTGAGGGGATCGTTTGCAAATCCGGATAATACTTCTTTCGAATTTTGTAAATATTCATCAAATGATCGACATTGATTATCGTCGAATACACCGATTGCAGAACGAAGAATATCTTGCTGCTGTATTAATTTAATTTTTCTTATTAGCACACCGTCTGGGCCGACGATATTATATTCTGTTCCGAGACTGTTTAAATTTTTTGTCCGCATATTATTATCCAATCAATCTTCCATTTTCAAGTGTGCTTTTGCTTCTGCGATCCACTTTGTAACTTCGTCGTAGTTCTTGATAATTTCTTCTGGTTCGAATTTTTTGGTCGGTTTAGATTTAATAAAATCAAAGTTTGGTAATACTTCTTTATAATCATCTAATCCCATTTGCTCAAAAAGTACTCCGTAGTTGTCTTTGAAGTCTTCGTAATAAACAACCGAATGATTTACCCAGTTGTAATAATCTCGCATGTCTTTTAGAAAGAATACTTTTTGATCGATAAAGTCTTTCTTAATTTCGATTGCAGTCCATGTAAACTCTTCCTCATCTTTACCGAAGTTAAAATTTCTACGATTTGCATCGTGGTGCCACTTATTAGTTTTCGATGCTACAACATGCGACACAACTTGTGCAAGCATATCGCGGCGCTCAATAAACCCAAAATAGTATCCATTTCTTGCAAGATACTGCATTGTTGCAATGGGCGAAGAACGATAGATAATCTTATTTAGGTAATACTTTCCCTTCTTCGCCTGGCGATCAATTAATTCTAGGCGACTTGCAATTTCGGCATTAGGTTCGATTTCTTTTTTAATACCCTCTTGTGCAAGTAGTTCGCCGTGTTTAATCTTTGCCTTAATAAACCCTTTTGTATTTTTTAGTGTCGTGGTACATAAGAATTCGTAGTATGGTGCTCGACTATAATTATATTTATTTACTAGATATTCTTCCATTAGCTGGCTCGCAAGGAAAGATCCTGAGCGAGGCAGACAACATAATGCATACTTCATTTATACTACCTGTGTTGTGTTTGTGTTTAGTATATTAAGTGTTTTTGGCTTGACGGGCTGCTCGGCGAGCGGCTCTTGCTGCCTTTTGCTCGTCAGTAAGCCCTGCTTCGCGACGGGCCCGGCGGGCTGCTCTTTTTTCTTCTGGTGTTGCATCTGGATTCTCGATATTAAACCTAACTCGTTCCAACAGTTGCTTAGGAGCGCCGACTCCTCGTCTTACTGTACCATCGCAGGTTGCGGCGTGTGCGTCGCGCCTTGCTTCAATTAAAAAAGATGCGGCGCAAGCAGGGCAGTCGAATATTTCTGTAAATCTTTGTGGCATGATAAAAACTCCTAAAATTATAGTTATATCGTATTTATCGTTATTTAGACATCATAATACGATATTGTAAAATCATTCTCTACGGTAGCACACACACTAGACAATCTTGTTAGTTCTACAGCGTCAGTCCAACCCGGTGGCCCTTCTTGCCACGATACCTGGGCATCTGCATAATACTGACCCTGTGTTAAGACAGCTCGCTTATCTAATACTCTAATACCGTTTGGATCGTATCCCTCTTTCTTTGCTATCTCTCTCAGCTGGAATGCTAGATTCTGAGCTGCGTGATAAGATGCTTGCTCTTTGCAGGCTTCCCAGTGTGCTTTAGTTCTCATTATTACTCCCTCTGATTATATGTATACGGAAGTTTGCGTATCAATTTAATCTACTATTTACTACATTCCAGTCTATAATCTTCCAGATCTCATTTAAATATGTCTCTTTATCTGGTCCGTAATCTAAATAATAAGAGTGTTCCCACATATCGACAATCAGAGCAACATTTTCTGTAATCTGATGATTCGGTATCGTTTTAATCTTGCCAGCAGTGTCCATATAACACCACCCAGAGCCCTTTATATCCATAGCTTCTGTGATGAAGCTATGCTTAAAATGCATAAATCCGTTATGTGCTGCGTTAATTAGATCTTTAGATTTTCCATGCGGGGTGTTATTCATCCGTTCGGGAAATAATTGCTCGAAGAATAAACGGTGTAGTTCTTCACCTGCTACTGCAAACGTATTAGATTCGTCTTCTTGTGCCTTTTCTATATAATTTTTATATAGGATATTATAGTGGTAATCTAAATTTTTATTGCTCAGTACAGAGTTGTCGGATTCTAATATCCGAAGAATAGGCACCGCTTCTGTTTGCTGTGTGGCGTACTTAATAAAATCGTAGTTTGGCATAGTGTTAGTATTTATCCGGTAACCACTGAGCTGCTTTTGCGCCCCATGTCGACAATTTAAACTTTAGCAAATCTTCGTCTGCTAAAAAGTAAAAGAATATTTGTGAACCAATACCTTCGTTCTGTTCCTTTATTATGATTTCGCTTTCTAGCTGGTCCATCATCCAATAACGACATTCACTAAATTCTGCTGGTTGTATGCCCCTTGGATTGTACCTGCCTAACCACGATATATATACCTTGGTGTAGTCATCTAAATTATACCAACGTGCAATTTGTTTATCGTTCTTATAAATTTCGTGGTAGAACCTAATAATAGCCATTTTCGGAATCTTGACCTCGTAGCTTGCGAAGTATTTTTAACTGTTTGTCTTTTTTTTCCCGGCGCAATCTTTTTTTGACCTGGTACCATAGTATATGTCGATCTAATATCCGAAATAATGGAATTATGTCTTCTTTTCCAGATTCGTACCGACTTAAAAATCGGGGACCATTTCCTATCCACAGACAAACTGTATTCGGACCTTCAAAATCCCATAACCCTTCCTCGAACATACGCTGAACCACTGCATAAGAATATTCGACATCGTCGGGGATGGGCCTTACTTCTCTAGTCTCTATCCACATAGTGAATTCTGCTCGGCGCCACCATATAGTATCGTCATTGAGCTGGTCATACAGTATTTTATTCTCGTCTGTTAGCAGACAACGGAACATACTATATCTTTTCGTATGTTACTTGGAGGGGGTATCCAGAAGTTCTTGCGAGTCTAATAGCTTCTTCGGTTTTTTCTTCTGCAATCTCTCTAGTATATATTCCAGCAATGCCTCTTCCTTTGTGGTGTATCGAGAGTGTTATTTCCGCGGCTTCTTCTAGGTCCTTATGAAATACCATTTGCAATAATGTAATAACAAAATCTACAGTAGTCTTGTCATCGTTGTGAAGTACTACTCGGAACATATTGGGTTCCTGAGTTTTCTGTTTTTCTTTTTCTTTTTCTATGGACGAAATCTTTTCTAAGATGTCGAAATCTGTAGTTGCCATCTAACTCTCCGATTTAGAAGCCCCCGATAAGAAGCGCAAGTATTTTTTAATTATACGATCTTATCGGGGTCTAGTCAACTAAAATTAAACTTAACTATTACCTAATGAAGGTGTACTGTTAATTTCGATTAACTTAGGCTTGGCAGCCTCGGGGATCTCTTGTTCGAGAACAATAGTTAAGATACCGTCTTCGAGCTCTGCGCCAGTAACTTCCATATATTCAGCAAGAGTCCAGCTTAACTTAAAGGAGCGCTCTGAAATTCCCTTGTGGTGGTATTTGAGTTCTGTTCCTTCTGGCGGTGGCGTCTTCTTGCCGGAGATGGTAAGTTTACCCTGATGTTGTTCAATTTCAATTTCGGATTTTTTAAACCCTGCAACTGCAATCTCCAGAGAAATTACGCCGTCTTGATTTTTAACGACATTATACGGAGGATAGTTTGAAGTACTAGCATTGGTCCAGCGATTTTCGATATCGTGGAAGATATTATCATATCCTAATGCTACGCGGTTTAAGTTATCGAATAAATTTGAGATGTTAGAGGTTCTAATGCTTGTCATGATAGACTCCTTATATTAAGCAAGTTTATTTAAATTATGTAGGACCTGCCCTTGCAGCATCCTACACGTTTATTTATCATCGTAGTCGTTAAGTACTACTGAAATGTGGCTTACGCCTGGGTCGGCGCGTTCATTTGCTCTAGCTTCTTGAGCCAACGCTTGCGCGCCATTTTCTTCTTTCGTTGCTTCTTCTCGGAAGGTGGCTCATAATACATGCGATCTCTTACTTCTTTTAAGATGCCTGCTTCTTGAACCTTTTTTCCGAATAGTCTAAGTGCTTTGTTAAAGTCACGATCAACTGTAACTGACAAACCAGATGGTCTGCTATTATGCCGTCTTGCCATTTTTGTTTACCTGTTTTGATTTTCTTTTGTAAATGTATTTAGGTGTACCCGTTGGATCTACAACAATTTTATTTACTCCGGCCTTAGCAAGGTCTGGCAAATTAAACTGTGTCTCTTGTAGAGTCTTTTCAATTATAGCCCGAAGTCCCCGAGCTCCGGTTTTCTTCTCTAGGCTACTATGTGCAACTCCGTGTATGTACTTATCGTCGAACTCTAGTCGAACACCGTCCAAACTGAACAACTGCTTGAACTGCTGTATGATGTTGTTCTTTGGTTCGGTTAAAATTTGAACTAACATTTCTTCTGTGAGGTCTCCTAATGTAACTACAACAGGAAAACGGCCAACAAACTCGGGTATAAGCCCGTAGTGTATAATATCTTGTGGAGACACATCGTGTAACAGCCCTATGTCGGCTGTCTTATCTTGTATAGATGCATTAATACCAATTGACGTAGCTGACTTACCCTTTCTGATAATTTTGTCTAGTCCGATGAATGCTCCACTAGCAACAAACAAAACATTCGTAGTGTCGAAATCAAACGACTCTGACGAATTTCGACGACTCATTTTAATAGTAGTGCCTTCTACTAATTTCAAGAGTGCTTGCTGCACACCCTCCCCTGATACATCACGCGATAAGGTAGAACTTTCGCTACGACGAGATATCTTATCGATTTCGTCTATAAAGATTATTCCTCTCTGCGCTTTTTCAATATCATAGTCGGCTTTTTCTAAGAGCATCTCGATTAAATTTTCAACATCGTCGCCAACATAGCCGGATTCGGTGAGTGTGGTCGCATCGGCAATTACACACGGAGCATCGAATATCGTAGCAACAGTCTTGACAAGTAATGTCTTACCGGAACCACTCGGACCGATCATTAACAGATTAGATTTATCAATCTCAATATCCGATGTGTCGAATACACGTTTATAATGATTATATACTGCTACACTTATTGCATATTTGGCATCCTCCTGACCGATCACATACTTGTCTAGGTGTGCCTTAATTTCTTTCGGAGTAAATGAAACTTCGTACTCGTCGTCGACTGTTTCGTCGTTGTCGGTTTCGTGAATAACATCGTAGCTGAAATCTACGCACTGATCACATATATAAATTGTAGACCCTGCAAACTCGGGCCCGGCAATCATTTGTTTGACTCTGCTTCGTGTTTTGTTACAAAATGAACAGCGTATAGCTTTTGCCACAATTAATCCCTCTTATTCCTTATCCAATTCGGTGACCTGACTTTGTCTGGTTCTATGCCGTCTTTTATTTTTGCGCTCGGTGGTAGTATCGGTGTTTTATCTTTATTACCGTCCCCTTCTTGTATCTCAGCTGATATGGTTTTGCTCTTACCACTATCCGTTTTCCCAGCAGAGCTCCGAGCTTTTTTATCTTTCGCTTTCGTCGTAGTCTTTTTCTGAACACCCTTGTCTTCAATTATTCTCTCTTTACCATCAACGGGGTGTTTGCGTCGCGCGGGAGCCAGCACGGAGTCAGTTTGTTTTTCTTGTATCTCCGATGGTATGGTTTGGATGGCTCCTGGATTAATTTTTCGATCCACCGTCGAATTTCTACGAGATGTTTGTGTTTTTCTTTTTTTGTTAGACGTCCCATTTATTTGCTCGACAGGTACCACGTCTTGCCGTTTCTCGTTCCGAAGTAAATTGTCTCCCCTTTCCGATACCTCAGCTGATACTGCATAGCCAGCGGCAAGGGACAGACACGCATCTTTTTCTCGATTACTCTTTTTTTGTGCTGGCGCCGCGATTTTTTCATCTAATAATATCTCGTGTTGCGGGACTTCGTTCGATAGTTCATCACATAGGGTGGTGGCATGCGTGAGGTTACTGTTGGGTACTTCCATAACCTTAGGGTCGGCAGTTGCTTCTGTACCGACTTTGGGTTCTTCCACGGCACGTTTTTCTTTTTCATTTCTTGCCCTTAGTAACGACTGGTTTGCCGCTATTAACAGTAATACAGCAAGTGGGTCAAATACAATCACTAAAATTAATATCACCCAGCGAACAGCATCATCTAATTTATCAGAGGAATCGTCGTAGATTAACTCTGCAACATACCGAATTGGCCCGACCTCAAGTTCTACCTCCCTTACTGCCGAGCTTAATTCGAATTTTTCGTCTTCTAGTTTGTCTATAGTTTTTTGCGCTGCATCCACTATAGTCCTTAAAGACTGTCGTTCTTCGTTTTGCGATTTACGTATAGCAATAGCACCGGTACTGCCGCTTATCTTTTCAAACTTGATAAGTGTATTTACTGCTTCGTCTAGTTGCGCTACTACTTTTTCGGCATCTTCGATTTCTCGTTGTTCACGTGCTATTCGAAGATCAATTCTTTCTATCTTCGCAATGTTATTTCCAACTGGACTAGCTTGATCTAGGTGTGCTTTCGATAAGAATCCAAAAATACCCATGCTTGTAATAAACATTAGTATTATAACTGATATTGTTAGATATGTTTTTAATAAGAATCCGGTGGTTTTCCAGTTCCGGTACAGCCAGCTAGCTGTTACTAGTTTGCCAACTTCTAATACTGACCCCATTATTAGTATAGGAATAGTTGATGCCGAAAATATCGACATCAGCCCAATAATTGAAAACCACGCTGCGGTACTAGCAATTGCTAATGCAGTTAATAGTGTTATTAATGTAAAGAACATGTAGTATTTATACTACAAAATGCCCTTCAATCTTAGCACAGTAGCATCCTCGGAGCAGATTGTGTATATGTCCACATCTGCTCCGATTATAAGTGCCTCAACGCCGGGCGGCAAAACTTTGCTAAGGGCATCCTTAGCACTATTGCGATACGCCTCTGACATCATATCAGTGGTCCTCGGAACCCGAAATACGAGCACTTCTCCCTTGACTACTGGTATCGTAGCTAAGTCTCCGGCTTTGCCACCAAATCTGTCCGGGACTGATATCATGATTCGTACCAAGCTGAGTTCGACGGAGTTTCTCTTACTTCTACTTTACGACAACGAACACCATCATTCGGATAGTTGTCTGGTAGCCAGATTTCATTTAAATAGTCGTGTAAGAATTTAGCAAGGGCTTCACAGCCAGTAGCTTCTACTGCTACCATCTTTGCTAGTCCCTTGTTATGTAACATTTCAAATGTTGCAAACTCGGGGTCGTCTAAAGCAACTAACATCGTGTGATCAAATGTTTCTTTCAGGAACTCTTTAAATGTTCTTAAAGAACCGAAATCCACAACCCAGTTTCTTGCATCGAGTGTTTCGCACTCGAACTCAAACGTAAATCCTAGTGCATACCCATGAAGAGCACAGCACCCCGGTATCTCATCATGAGTATAGACACCGCTCGTCTTACCGCTTTTACGATCTGCGCGCCACTGTCTATAGCAAACTGCAAAGCCCTCCGAAGGACCGTAATGTTTCGTTGAGACATACATGTTACGCCCCCTTCGCGAGTGACATAAATTCTGCGCGAGTTGCTGGATCGTCTTTAAATGCTCCGCCTAGTTTACTTGTAACAGTGTGTGAGTGGTAATCCTGGATACCACGATTCTTAACACAACCATGTTCAGCATCAATCAACACTGCTACGTTCTCAGTTTCGAGAATGAATTGCAAGGCGTGAAAGATCTGTCCAGTGAGACGCTCTTGTACTTGAGGACGTCTACAGAAATAATCAGTTACACGATTAAGCTTCGACAAACCGAGTACTTTCTCATTCGGAATATATGCAATTGTTGCACTGCCAGTAATAGGCTGAAAGTGGTGTTCACAAAATGAAGTTACGTTAATAGATTTCTCCATTACCATTTCGTCGTATTGCATTTTGTTATCTACCACAGTACACTTCGGAAAAGTATCGGTATCTAAACCATAAAACAATTCTGCCACATACATTTTTGCAACACGATTAGGTGTGTCACACATACTGTCATCGCTCAGGTCTAGTCCCAGAACAGTCATGATATCTTTCATGTGAGTTTCGATTTGTGCGATTCTCTCTTTAACTGAGAGAGGTCGGTATTCTCCAACTGTACCGCTTATATGCACCTGGTCGGGCTTTGTCGGAGTATCCATTCCAATTGATTCTAAATATTTTTGAACTCTTAGACCGAGTTCGGGGTCGCACTTGCGTTTGTCTAAGGACATGTTTGATAACCTCCTGTTATCGTTATTATTATTTTGATACGACACAAACCGCCTGCTTGTGTGTCGTTTGTATTTATTATTAATAGATGCCGTACCGAGCAGATAATGAACTGAGCTCGGCTGTCGCTTCGTATGCATTTTTAGTTAACTTAGACAACACAGCGACAACTGTCTTTATTTCTTCTTGACGTTGATATTCGGCCGATTCTAGTTCTAATATTTTCGATTCAAGGAACTGCACATGACCGGCCAATGCTTCGACTATGTTTGTATGAGAAGTTGACCCTTCGCCCTTTAGGCGAGCAACTACACGATGTTCTTCTGCTTCGGCTGATGCTGTTTTTGCTATACTCGAGTTCAAAATGTCGGACAATAACATTAGCTGTTTTTGTTCTTCGTCTGTTATCTTCATTATCGTTTTCCTTTTAGCTTGTCGACTACCATTTGTTGTCTAATCGTTTCCATATGCCTTGCATACTGCAACGCCTCTTCGCTTGTGCCGAATCTTGCAATTAACGAGTCGTCTTTATATTCTACAGAATAGGGATACCGAGTAAACTTCGACCGATATATCGTAGCAGTGGCATGTTTAGTCCACTCTGTTTTACTCATCATAGTCGGTTGCCCGATGCTCGAAAATTACATCAGTAGCACAATGCGAGGCAAAGATTCTTGCCTTTTCAAACGAGCTAAAACTTTTACGGGAACTGCTGTACGAAGACTCATCTAAGACTTCTGACCACCACTTGAACGGGCCGAATCCCCTCCTAATACTAACACGGTATGTGGATTTTTGTGAATCGAACCAAACACGAGTTTTTATTGTCATATTATACCGCCATCGGTGGTTTATTTTTGAGGTCAGGTAGAGGATCGTAGCACAGTAACTCGACGTCTGTCCCATATTCTAGACTCAACAAATCGTCGAATGTGTTTATCGGTCTATGTATTGCTAATATCGGCAGGTCGCCTGGTTCTCTCTGTATTTGTTCTTTGCACATTTCAATTTGATTTTGGTATATGTGTGCATCCCAGCCAAAGTAAACCAATTCGCCCGGTTCTAGTCCGAGATATTTTGCAAACAAGCAGTTAAGTAATGCATACGACATAATGTTAAACGGAAGTCCAAACGGTATATCGTTTGAACGCATTATAAATGAACTGTTCAATTTATTATTAGCAGGATCGATTGTGTACATATGCATCAAGTGACACGGAGGCAACGGTGTTCCGGCTAGTTGCGTCGGGTTCCAGGCGCTAATTAAATGTCTGCGACTCGTAGGATTATTACGCATGTCGTCGAGCATGTCTCTTACTTGGTCAACACCATCGAACTTCCCTACGGTCCCGCCGAAGTTTCTCCATTGGTGCGAGTAGCCGGTTCCAATGCTGCCTTCCGGGAGGTGCTGGAGATTATGTTTGTCTAAAAATTCTCGAGTGGTGTTACCCTTCCATATAGGAATACCTTTCGCTTCGAGTATTTTTGTGTCTGTTTCTCCTCGTAAGAAAAACATCGTCTCCTCGAACGCAAACCTAAACGGTACACGTCTGGTTGTTAGGGCCGGAAAACCCTTGCTAAGATCCCAACGTAGTGTTGCACCATTAATAAATCGAGAACCAATTCCCGTGCGGTCTGGGCGGTCGATGCCGTCGTCTAGAACCTGTCTAATTAGATCTAGATAATTTTTCATTTGCGGGACATACGTCTTTGTCTAATCACCGGCATTTTCTGTATGCCGCTGGCGGCATGCACCGCGGCCCATTTTTCTTCTAGTTCGGCGAGATGATCATCGACTTCATCCAGCGGCTCATCTTTTAGTTTAGCAAGTACTCGTTTTACTCTTAAATTTTTGCGGCGGATAGTATATGCTATCCCCCATATAATTCCAACAATAGCAGTTGCTGGCCACACTAAAGACAGAATCAATATACTACCAGTGTACAGAAGTACATCCGCAAATATTCCTGCAGGATGACTTCCGGTATTAAATAACCTGCCGTCGAGGACTATGTTTGAGTCATCGAAATCATCAATAGGAACACACGTAGCATATTGTTTCAGGAGTTTACAAATCCTAACTACAGCATGGCCAATTAAAATTACAAATAGAACCGCCATAAATATAATAGCACCAAATTCATACATCGTCTTGCTTCCTCTTTTTGCGATAAAACTTATGATTACCGTATGTTGTGGTATGTTGCAATCTATTAATCCATCCTGGTTGTGCAATGTCAGTATTGACAAAATGTGTGGCGCCATCGGTGTTATCGGCTGCAATTTCTGCCATGGTCATAAGTGCAATTACTGCTGCGGTTTCAAACGCAGACACTTCCTGCACTATCTCTTTATTGCCCCGATATAATTTTATTTCATTCGGAATGTCGTCGCAATACCAAGAAAACTGACAAACGTATCCATTGTCTACTTTTTTAACCTGTCTGACAACATCACAAATTGTGTCAGGATATCTTTTAGAATCAACACGTTGCAATGTCGTGTGTGCTACTGCAAATTGCCCAGCAACGGGCTCGCCCCTAGATTCATAATAAACATTCTTAGCAAGACAAAATGCCTCTTCGAGATCAATATTAGAGGCCTCGATGCCTAATGCATTGTTCTGCAAAATTGTCAGTAGTATGAGTTTAGCAGTAATCATGCAATCATAATAACAGGATACTAGAAAAGAATCAAGTGAAATCTATTATCACTACTGTCTTGTCTTGCTTCTTTGCGTGGTTGATAGAGTTTAATGTGCCTCTGCTTTTGCCGTCCCAAAATGCAACTAACTCGTCACACTCGTCGACTATCTGTTTGTTCCTGATAAACCCTGCGGCCTTGCCGTGTGTGTCCCAGTCAGCCGGAAAAACTTGTAGGTCTAAGTCGCGATCAACTGCATATTTTTCTGCTAGACGATCCGCGCCGCGGGCGCCGCCTGAGATAATCTTAATATTATTGTCGTATTCGATGCAATACTCGTCGAGGACAAAGGAAAGCAGGTCATAATCACCGAACGACCTACTACCAATTACAGCTAGCTTCAAATATCTAACCAGAAGTTGTGATCGAAACCGAGGTCCTTTTCGTATCCGACATAACCTCGTTGGTTGGTAACGACATGGGTGTCTCCGAGGAAAGTATTTACAGGACGATGCGTGTGACCAAACAACCAATAATCAATTTTGTAATTGTTGAACAACTCGTCGCAGTTAGCATGGAAGTACGGATTCACGCTAGAACCTGCAAATTCATCGCACACCAACGATGGAGACGGCGAAAAGTGCGTTACTACTACCGTCTTTCCGTCGAATTCAGTATCGAGTTCTTTCTTTAAGTAATACATAGCATTAGAGAAGAATGCAACAGTGTCCTCGGGACGGAGTTTTCGATAATTTTCTCCGAGCTTTATCTTTACAACACGATAATCGTTAATATTTTTGGCTGCCTGCATAGCAAACCAATCACGGTTGTTCATATCCGACCAAAGCGTAGTTCCAAGAAATCTTACATCGTCGACAATAAGCGTTTCATTATGGAGCACATGCAAGTTATCTATCCTTGCTTCGATATCTTTCCACTGCTGTATTACTTTAAAATACTCGCCGTGATAAAACTCGTGATTACCTAATACATAAATTACCTTCCGAAACTGCTTGCAGCAACGTTCGACAAAAATCTCAGCACGAATTTGCTCAGCAATGTCGCCGGCAAGCACCAGAACACTATCGGCATCACCCGGAAGGGGGTTGATGTGATAGTCGCCTAGTTCTAAATGTAAATCACTGTATAATCTAATCTTCATTTGTCGGCCAATCCACCGGGTACCATCCCATATCATTTAAAGTTCTTAATACCCTAGGCGAAACATTTCCTTCTCGTCCGGCACAATACCAATCTAGGTATTCTTCTTCTGCGTGGACGCCTGCATTATTGCGTAAGGTTGCGACTATATGCCCTGATCCTCGCCACGACGTAGACCAACAGTCTTTACGCCAATTGAAATCCTCGGGCACAGAGTATTTGAGTCTATGCAATACACGCTCATCTTCGGACTCTGGCAACTTATACCACATCATATTACACAATGCAGCATATAGTTCTTCAGCAAAATCCTTGTCTAGAACAAGAGTGGCGATCTTTTTAGAGGAAATCAGCTCATCCTCTAAGTTATATTTGTAAATTTCTTCCATGTGGTATTATAACAAACTATCAAGTCGTGGTCAAGTCCAGAGTGAGTGACGAATTTTAATAAGGCGGATCAAGTTTTCGTCGTCTTCGCGGCCCCACGCCTCTTCCTGGACGCGCACTGCATCGGCCCAGTCCTTTCTAGCTTTATATGCATTAGGATGATCTCGTTTAAATCTGTCAGACATTGTATACAAAATGCCATATTTACTTACACCATCGAATTCATCTTCCGGTAGAGGAAGTTCTTCCCGGGCCGGACGAATATCTTTCCACCAAAGATACAGATCGAGTACTTCTCTAGCGACTCGTGCCTGGTGATCACTGCGTTCGTGATCATCTAGCTCGGGATCGTCTAAAGTGATTTCCCAGTTTAGATGCTCTATTCCTAATTCACGGCTACGGAAAGTAATATTATTCCACGTCCGACGAAAAGGAATGTACCTTTTTAGATGACGAAACGGTGCATTGTCCTCTCGTTCGTTGCTTCCCTTTTGCATCCATGCCTTTTCGATCTCAACAAAATCAACTAATAGCTGAAAGTTAGCATGAAGCATTTTAGTTTCTAACTCATAATATCCGGGTTTCAATCCGGTGTGAATTACATGATATCGGACAATGCGATATCGAACCCAATCTACTATGTTAGTGTATTTCCACGAAACTCTTTTCCAAGAAACATAAGGCAACTTGTGCGTCAAGAAATAACGAACGGGTGCATTACTTTTGAATTGGACCTCGAAGTCGACCCATTCGTCGGCTGTGCCTGCAGCGGGCGGGTTATACTTCATCCAACGTTTGAGTTTCGTGTACATCGCGCATTATTTCCCTTCGGTAGATTGCGATACAAATCCATTAAGTTTTTCTGCTTCTGCAAGCACTTCGTCTGTGGTTGGTGCCTTTGTTATTAGTGCAGTAGGAGCAACGGCTTCTGCTGCACACTCTGCCTCTTTTTGTCCTCTAACAATTCTATATGCTAGTTCAAGCAAATCTAAACGTATTTCGTACGGTGTCTTTCCGTTTTTCATTATTATTATTCCGTATATATTGTGATTGTGTTTGCAATTATATATTTAAATTATATAAATTGCAAGTGTTTATGCAATTATCTTTTTAGGTTGTGGTACTACAAGATCAGATGTTGCAGATGCATATGCAGACTTAACATCTTTTTCTGGTGCGAAGTGCCCGGAGATTCCCGAACGGTATAGAACTACATCTGTTTTTGGCTCTGCCATCATCATCATCGGACCAAATGCTACTCCTTCTGGAGTCTGCATTAATTGCAAAGGCGCATGAACTACGACCTCCGTGTCGCTGACAGAAAGCACCTTGCAAATAATTTCTCTACCCGAATTCAATAAAAGGCATACTGTTTCGTTTTCTTTTAACTGTGGTGTGTTTTGTATTAACATTATAATTTTAATCCTGCAAATGTATCGCTACCGATATCGTTATTGATACCCCCGATGAGGTATGATGTGATCTCTTCTTCCTGTGGTGCTACTTGTGTATCTTTTGAACTTACCCAGTGCTCTGTCCAGGGCAAGGGGTTAGAGGGCTGATTATACGGTCCCTTTAGCCCTAATGTTCTCATGCGCTTATTAGCGATAAACTGAACATATTCTTTTAGGATATCTGCGTTTAATCCTACAATCGAACCCTTACTAAACAGATACTCTGCCCACTGTTCTTCTTGCAGTACTGCGTCAGCGAACATGTCATAAACTTGCGGTTCACATTCTGCTGCAATTTGTGCCATCAGCGGACCTTCGCTACCATCTCTCCACTTCTTCAAAATATGCGAAGTAATGGCTAGGTGTAAATTCTCGTCCCGGCAGATCATTTTAATGATCTTTGCAGACTTTTCCATGATGTGCATCGACTCAGCGAACGCCCAGGTACATGCAAAGCTCACATAGAATCGAACACCCTCTAATATATTAATTGCAACCATCAATAGATACAATTTTGTCTTTAGCTCGTGTTCGTCGACTACAATAGTATCTCCGTTTACTTTGTGAGTTCCGAATCCTAACATATTATACCAATTAGCATACTCGATAAAGTCGTCGTAATACTTTGTGACTGCTTGGGCTCGTTCGATAATCGGCTCTATGTCTAATATGCCGTCTAGCATCTTACTAGGATCATTATAAATTCCACGAATAATGTGCGTGTACGAACGAGAATGAATTGTTTCTACAAAGCTCCAGGTTTCGATTAATGTTTCTAGCTCCGGCAAGGAACAATGCGGCAACAGTGCAACACTCGGTGCTCTGCCCTGAACACTGTCTAACAATATCTGGTAATACAGATTGCTAGTAAATATGTGCTGGCCACCTTCCGACAATTGCTTATGGAAGTTTGCAGCATCCTGATTCATTGAAATTTCCTCAGGTACCCAGAAGAAGCTCATTTGCTTGCGTATTTGCTTCTCAAAGAAGTCATATTTCTGTTTATCGTATCTAGCTACGTTAACGGGTGCCCCGAAGAACATCGGCTCTTTAGTTGCGTCATTTTTGGCTAAATTAAACGTCTTAAACTTCATAATTTACAGCCTCCGTCCGTGCAATCATCATCGTCATCAAACAGTATTTCGTCTGATTGTCCATCATATGTATTGCAGTAATATAATGTTTTGCCGCCGATGCGATAGAAATAGATATCGTCCTGTATCATTTTAGACATAGGAATTTCTTCGCCTGGGAAGTTTTGTGGATTGTACCAAGTGTTCGCAGAAATAGTCTGATCAAAGTATTTCTGCGAAATTGCAATCAGGTTTAAGTAACCTGTGGTGTTTGGCATATCCCAGGCTAGCTCATACTTGTTCTTCAATCTGGGATATCCGGGCACAACCTGACGTAGTCTTCCTTCGCCGGATCCCTTTACAGTAATAAATCCACGTGGTGGCTCAAATCCGTTAGTACCATTAGCAATCTGGGCAGAAGTTTCTGCAGGCATGCCTGCTGACAACGTCGAGTTCATCATACCGTGTTCTTTCACTTGCGCTCTTAGCCAATCCCAGTCCATTTTTAAATTAGGAGCAACTACTTCTGTGTCTATGTCTCGCTTGTATGTGTCAATTGGCATAATACCCTGACTGTATTTTGTCTCATTAAACTTAGGACATGGTGCGCCTCTCTCTTTCGCTACTGTCATGCTAGCCTTAATGAGATAGTACTGGAAAGCTTCCATGACTTCATCCCAATGTGCCACTGCGCTATTGTCCGAATACTTATAGCCATTCTTTGCTAGCCAATAAGCAAGGTTAAAAATTCCGATACCGAGTGGCCTACGATTAAGCGTTGCGTTTTCTGCTGCGGCGACTGGATAATGCTGATAGTCCAATAACTCATTTAATGCACGGACTAGCAATTCTAACGGCTTCTCTAGATCAGCTGTTGTTTTCAGTTTGCCTAAGTTGGCAGCGGCCAATGTACACAATGCAATCTCACCGTTCGGATCGTTAGGATATTCTAACGGCTTAGTTGGTAGCGTAATCTCAGCACACAAATTAGACATTCTAACAGGAGCCACTGCTTCTAAGAAACTGCTGTGGGTGTTTGCATGATCTACATTGAGTTTGTAGATACGACCTGTTTCTTTTCGCTGGGTATGGTACAAAGCAAACAACTCTGCTGCTGGAATAGATTTCTTAGTTATGCTTGTTTTTCTTTCATACATCTCATACAGTTCACGAAACTTTGCTTGATCATTGAAGAACGCCTCGTGCATATCAGTTACTTCGTGCGGACTAAACAATGTAATGTTCTCACCCTTAATCAATCTTTCATACATCAAGCCATTAAACTGAATACCATAATCCATATGGCGTACTGCGGTTTCTTCTGTTCTTGTGTTGCTGCGAAGTGTTAAAATGTTTTCGATTTCTAAATGCCACAGAGGAGCATATAGTGTTGCTGCTCCGCCCCGAACGCCACCTTGGCTACAGGACTTAACTGCTGCCTGGAATAGACGATAGAAAGGCTGAATGCCAGTGTGTCGTGTGTCGCCACCGCGGATCTCAGAGTCAACTGCTCTAATATGTCCGCCCTCGATGCCAATTCCCGCCTTACGACTAATGTAATCGACGATTGCAGTAGTGGTGGCGTTAATAGATCCTAAAGAATCGCCACATTCAATTAACACACAAGAACTAAACTGCTTCACTTTAGTACGCATGCCTGCCATAATAGGAGTTGGCAGAGAAATATCGCCTAAGCTAAGTGCATCATAAAATTCCTTTACATATTTTAGTCTTGTTTCAGCAGGATAACGATGAAACATTACTGCCGAAATTAGCATATTCAGATACTGGGGAGTCTCGTATACTTCTTTTGTTACTCTATTCTGTACTAAATATTTGCCATGGAACTGTTCCATGCCTGCAAACGAGTGACTAAAGTCCCTCTGATGATCAATGACTGTATCTAAATATTCCCAATCTGCATCCGAGTACCACTCGAACAATTCCGGAGTGTAATACTTTAGTTCGATGTTTCGCTGTATTAGTTTCTTGAGTGGCCAAGGATCAAATTGCCCTAGTGCTTCTTTTCGTAATTGGAAAAGTCTAAGACGAGCTGCTACCCACTGATAATTTGGCGTGTCCTCGGAGATCAACTCATGAGCTGTTGCAATCATTATCTCATGGATCTCGTCGGTAGGTATACCTGGGTATAGCTGAAGTTGTGATTTTGTCTCTATCTGCGAAACCGAAACACCACTAACGTCTTCGGTGGCCCAGAAAAGTATTTTATGTATTTTGTCGGGGTCGAATAATTCTTTTTCACCATCCCGCTTGGTTACCAGTATTTGCTTCATTCACTTTCCTTGTTATGATATTTTTTTTATTTGTTCGTTGTATTTGCACACAACCTGTGTATTCTTCGAAAGCTCTTGCCATGTACTTATCGCGCCCAATTCGTAATTCAAAACATATTGACCGTCTGCTACTACTATCAGAAATCTATCTTCCTTTGTGTCCACTAACCATATTTCTGTTTCTAATTCAAACTGAGGCAGAAGCACCAATGTATAGTAGATTAAAAGACTAATCGAGTTCTGACAGAATGTTCGGTGGTATAATATTTCCCAAGGATCAGGCCATGATTCCGGAGTATAATAATCTAGGCTCCGGCTGCCAATTGGTGTCCTTGCAAAAAATTCTGCAACTCTGTTTAATTGCTCTTGTGTTGTTAGATTTTTTATTTCATCTCTGAACGTTTTCCAGAGCGACAAACGTTGCTCCGGAAAAGAAGCTTGATCTGTTAGCATGTGCCAACCTTTAACTATGTGTTATGTGTTTGTTGTATTTAGTTAAAAACTTAACCAGCGACGAGTGTTAGTAGTAAAGGTCATCGTCGGCACTGGAAAAGAAGTAATGTATTCTACAGCAAGAGTTGTTCCGCTTACAACTGCACGGAATTCAACAGTAATGCTATCTCCGCTAGTATCGATATCTGTGCCAGAATCTATTAAACTAGCAGTCGTACCATCAGTAGTAATATGTAATGTTCCTACTTTTGTGTATTCTGTCGGTGCATTTGTGATGTCGTATAGACTATAATCAACTACAAATGCATCTGCAGATGTTAGCTGAAAAGTAAACCCGGAAATCGGTGTCCATGTAGCTACACTAGGCGGCAACGTAAAACGTATGCCTGGCATAAGAATATTACTATTGTCGCCGCCACCACCACCGCTGACCTGAGTAGTTTCTGTGTAGATCTCTACGTTTTGTCTTACGGTAACAAGACCCGGACGATTCATCGTTACCGGTTCTTCGAATACAAAGTTCATTACTTCAGCAGCGGCGCCGGCATATTGTACTGTATAGATGTTATCATCCATCACTAGAGCAACAGCGCCACTAACGACAACAAACTCATTTGTCGGGTTACCCAAGGGGTCGCCGAACCAACGTGCAGGGCCCTGAGTTATTGTTGGAATAGTTCCGGGTGGCGTGAAATAACCAAGAAAGGACATGCCACTAGTAGGAACACCCTGAGTATCGTATTCGTATGCAGTAACTACAATGTCGGCACCATATTCGCCGTCTAATACAGGAGTGTTAACATCTGTTAGTGTAACCTGAATAACTTGTGTCTGGGCAACACTATTCGCATATAGCATTGACTGAGTATCTGGTGTAAAAGTTTCTATAACTGGCGAAATTACGCTGTTAATGTTGTCTGGGTCTGCACCAATAAACAACTGCAACGTATCGAGACAGAATCCTAATTCACCCGGCAACAGAGGTTGCGGCAAATCTCTACGTAATCCCCTGCGATTTTCAATTTTAGCAACTATGACATCAGACATGTACCTTTCCTCAAACTTTTCATGTATTTATCATAATCCGAACTTCTCGTAATATGTATATAATCGCTCATACCACTTAGTCACGTACGAGTCATATTCTTCACCTTCGATAATAAACTCCAGGTAGTGTCCGGTATGACATCCCATCATCACTACACCTTTTCGGATATTAGTTCCGAACATTTGATTATGGGATTCGCCGTATGCTGCTAATTGGCAGAAATAATCTTCAACCCACGCTCTTTGCTTATATTTACGTGAGTTTTTAAAATCCATTATGGCCGGAGTGCCTTTGTGTACACCTACGAGATCTGTTGTTCCTGCGTACAGCTCGGAAGAATACAGTCCCACCTCTGTTCCCCATACTTCGTCGACATTACACAGACCACGTTTAATAACGAGATCAGTAAGGATGCGCGTCAACATATTGCCCTTTGCCTTTGCACCGGTCAAGATATACTGTTCCAAGTTATCGTGTAGCTGATTTCCGATTGTAGTTGCTTGTTCTACAATTTTGTTTGCTTCTTCCTCGCCAATGCTGTCTCTCCATTTTACTAGGAAAGACTTGTCTGCGGTTTCACCGAGGATAGTTGTTACGCTTGGAAGAGAACGAGCCTCGCCGACGTCATAATGTCGTATGCCGTTTGGTAGTGTTGTTCTCCCGTATTCTTTATAGTTATAGGGATTAGTTAGAATCATTGCAGCATTATATAATAAAAACTCGGAAAAGTCAAGTCAATATTTATATCAGCACCAGCAGATTTCCCACTCGATTGTTCCATTCTCAGTAGGTCTAACCTGAATCATATATCCGAGATTAGTAAAGTATGCCAGTACCTGCTCTATTTGATCTTTTATGTTGCAATCGTCTAATTCGCCCATAACAACAAGATAATACGCATATGGGTCAGTCCCATACGGATTAGAATTCACAACTACATCAACTGTTGCGCCGTTTCCGCTCGAAGTCGGCGCAGGTATTACTGCTGCTGTTGTAGTGTCATCGTAGTTTGCTCCTGCGCTCACTACTTCGACACTTAAAAGTTCACCAGTGAGATCATCTACAGTAGGTAGCGCAACTGCGCCTGTGCCGAATCCGGTAATCTCAATGTAAGGAAGAATTGGACTGTAGAGTATTCCACCGTCCTGTACCGATACACCGGTAATTGCACCGGTCCCATCTACAGCCACTTCGCCAACAAATCCCTGTCCTACGGGATGATTGATTGCTATCTGTGCTGTAATCGGTTGATAGTTTTCTCCACCGTCGCTAACGCCAACTGTTAAGATTTCGCCCCCGCTACCAACAGACTGAATAAACAAGGACGCGCCTGTACCGTCCGGATGTGTTACTGTTATAGGTGATGCAGTAGTATAGTTGAAACCCGGATTAACAACAACTACGTCTGTTATTGCACCTGTAATGCTATCAACAACTAACGAAAGAACTGCTGTAGTGGACCCTGGCTGCCCTACGACTGCTTGTGCTAAAATAGGATCATACCCAGTACCACCTGCTGTTACTGTGATACTTTCTATTACCCCGCTCGGATACACAACAACATCTGCCGTTGCTCCTGTGCCTGGCGCGCCAGTAGGTCCGGTAAAGGTAGCTGTAGCAATTACAGGAAAGTAATCTATCCCAGGAGCAGTTACATTAATTGCAGTAACTCCTGCTGCCCAAGTCATCGGGGTGGCTCCACTCATTGTAACACAGAACGCGCCGTTCTTTCTTACACAAGTCATTGTGTTGGTATCTAGTTCGCAGTTTGGAGTAGTTGCCGCTAAGATTCCTTGCTGTATCGCACAAACCTCAGAAAAGATAATCTTGTTATCTCTCGCTAAGAGTTTGGCAGTACTTGCGTCTGGAAATGTAACACTACTATTGCAATTCGTTGCCATCTACTCTTATCCCCTAACTGTTTTTAAATATCAACTGCGTCTTGCGCCATCTGCGAGACTCTTTCTTTATTTTCTTCTTCTGCTTCTCTATCGCCGCTTTGTGCTGCTACATCGTCTGGCTTTAAATTCACTTGTTCGGGTGTTGCTGTTTGAACAAACGGATTGCCATTTAAAATGGTCATAATTGAATTATTATTTACATTGTGTCCCATAGCCTGAAGTTGAGTTACCAATAACTCCGTAGGTACATCAGACATGCCACGGCCTTTGGCCGCAGCAAGTAGGTCTTGTAAATCAACTTCTAGCTGTTCGCCATAGCCCTCAACTAGAATTTCAATTGCTCTCATTACGCAGTTTCTTTTAACGCCTTTGCACTAGCAAGAAGCTTTTTCATTTCTGCAATTTTCTTCTTCATGTTCTCTGCAGATTCTTTCTTAGCGCGGCCAAGTGGCTCGTCGTCTGGGCCACTCGCTGCTGGGTCGCCACCGAATTCATCTTCTATATCTAGATCAATTTCTGCATCGCCTAGATCTGAATCTAGGTCGCCGCCTAGTTCTGCTCCGAGGTCACCTGCAAGTTCATCGCCTGCAATTTCGGTGTCCATGTCCACGTCGGCAGCTAAGTCGCCAGCGCCGCTTGCCATCTTAGTGACGGTAGCATCGACTTCGTCTTTCGACTGATAAAGCGAATCCATAACTGTCTGAAGTGCAGCATTTGTGGTGTTTTGAAAATTAGATGCAATATTAGGACCGTACGTATCACGTACTTGATCTGACAAAGGAGGAAGATCTTCGTTCTGTAGGCGACCAATCTTCTCAATCATATCTTGAATAGTCTTGCCAATGCCTTTTACAGCAATAATAATCTCTGCTTCGTCAACTTCCGACTCTAACAAAGCTCGTAGCTGTCTTACAAAATTTTCTCTCATTTCGGTCTTCCTCTTTGGTATTTGTTTGCTTCTTGCTATTTTTTGTCTGTTATATGCAGTCTGACCTTGCATAGTTTCTATGCCTTGGTCTCTGTCGTCATCCGCCATTGATAATGTACTACCGTCTAGATAGCTATCAACTGCACTCTGACCCTTAGGTACCATTTTGGCACGACCGGACTTATCGAGTAGATCGTCCCATGCACTTTCATCGAATTCTGCTTCGGTTTCTGTATCGATCATACAATCGCTAGATTCGAAAGCATGTTCCCGTTGGCCTACCTTTTCGATTGCCTTAGCACGACAATCAAAACGTACAGCTTCGTCTGGAAAACGCCACTTACTAGAACGATATTCTTTCATTGCTTGGTCACATGCATCTTCGATGTCATCACCTAACTCTAAGTTCTGTGCAACAAAATCAGACAACCAATCAATAACACGACGGTATGGACCAGAGGATGAAAAATCCTGTCTTAGCTCGTCTAAGCGTTTGTTCTCAATGAGCGACTCAACGCACTCTAGAATAAGTAAGTTTTTTGATAATTCTGGGCAAGTTCTAGATACGCTACCGTTGATTTTGAGTTGCTGAACTGTTTCAAACACCTCATCTCTGGCTTGTTCTAATTTGCGCTGCGAAGTCTTCGGGGATATCGTTATACCATAGCGTTCGCCTAGCATACGATTTATCCGCTTAAATCGCTTAGAACTATCCTTTTTAAATTCTTCTAAAAGCATAGTAAGATCCATTCCTTTATTGTGATTTTCTATTATTTATCATTTTCTTGACAAACCGTCGTACATTTTCCGTATCTTAAGTTTGACATCTTTAGCATACAATCTAGCATTTTCATATCTAGATTGCTGAATAGACATTTTATCGTAATCACCTATTGCTTTAGCATGTTTGTACGAATGTGAGAAATATGTCATATCGGTATACTGTGCAGTATACGCAGACTCTAACTTCAATACTGTTTTAACACGCTCGTGATTCTTTAATTGATGATATTTAGCTAATAAAAGTGCCGCCTCAATTAAATAAAGATCGTCGTATAGTGTTGCCCTAGTATTTTTATCTAATACACAATATACTTTATCTTTCTTTGCTACTACTAAATTGCCTATGACCATTTCCTTTTTGCTGTTCGCAAGAGGGGACATTTTGTCGCGGGCAGAGATAATTACGTTATCTAATATTTTAGAAAAATTAGTTTTTAAGTTTTGAGTTGTGCTCATTTCTTTTTCTTCTCTTTCTCTCTGCGTAATCTAGCTCGCAGTCGGTCAGTGGGTCGATGTGCTGTATTTCCTACTACAGACGGTGCGGAGGCAATTGCTCCTGCTCCTGTACTTCCAGCAGAAGCAGTTTCCTCTATTCCTGCTAGCTCTTGTAGCCGCCTAATCTCGTCGTGCTCTGCAGAGTTCTTCATAGAAACTTTCTTCGAGGCAGCAAATTGCTTACCCTTATTTACACCGCGCATAGCTGCATTCTTTACAGTACCTAAAAACGATGCGGTTTTATCTACAATACTTTTATCTTTAAGCTCGCCGGGGCCCATCATTTTATCAACTGGAACTTTAAATCTCTGGCCGTCTTCTGTCTCGACCTCGAACTCGTTGCCGATCCTGCGCTTAATTGTGACTCCGGCTTCGTTTCCTGCTGCTGTTGTAGTATATGCAGTGGTTCCGGTTTTTGCTTTTGCAGGATTAAACTTTCCAGTAACTGGGTCAAAAGGACTGTTTGGATCTGGTGCGGTTGCTGCTTTGTTTGATTTTGCGTTTGCAGGCTCCTTGCCGGGCGTAGTGTCTACGTGATTGGTATTCATATCGATCGAAGCCTCACGTAGCTTTACATATTCAGCAAAGCTAAGATTCTTTGCAATGTCTCTTGCTTCGCTCAAAGAAACACCCCGCTCGCCCATAATAAGCGTCTCAATCTTTTCCTGCATCTGTGCATTAATTTTACTTGCCAAATTATCTAACATTACGAACTCCTATTTAATCGTTGCACACGCTTAGACGCAGGATTAAACCGCTTTGTCTTACGAGCTTTCTTGGCCATTCTAAATCCCTTAGATGCCCTAGTCTTTTTCATAGTCCGACTTTTCTTCATGTTCTTAGGCTTGCTACATTGCGCTGGATCAGATACAACACGACCCTTTCTCGGACCAGACATGCAACGTGTCTTACGTATGACTTTGTTGCCTGACTTAGCCCATACCCGTTTTTCGAGTAATGTATCAAAATCTAATGTGATCTCTTCTATTAACATTTATATCTGAGACACCATGACAAATTCCATGTTCTGTGGGTTGCCAGACGGACTACCGGGTACGGTTGTAATTCTCACTCCACTGTCTATAATTACACCATCAATTTCCTTTACTAGTAACCCAACTGGATCTCTAGTCTTAAAATCTTCCCACGTATCAGGTCGCTCACATGCAAACTTCCACACAAAGCCCTCGCCCACTAATGTTGGCGCACCTTCTGCTTCGAGGCTAGGCACTGCTACGGGATTGTTCATGATTGTAGGAACGGCTCTTAGGCCGATTGATTGGAAAAATATTTCAAAATTCTTCTGGCTCTGATCTTGTATTTCTTCTGTAACCTGAATATTTACTTGACGTATTTGCTCTTCTGGCTCAGGCGGATTTGGGTTAGGGTCAGTGTATGCGCCAGGGGACAGGGCGTATGCAATATAAAATTGCAAATCGCCTGTGAGGTTTTGCATCGCAGACGATGTTCCGTTTATTTGTGCAGTCATTGGCCATCTCCTATTTTATACTATTTATCACGGAGACAGCCTCTACCTTTAATTTACTGTCTGCTCTCTAAACAGTTCCATAATAACAGATAAGTTCCAGTTAGAGTTAGAATTATTTACACACTTAACCCTAACAAAATAACCCGGCGGAACTTCGGCAGTTTCGTCCGAGGACATTGTAAAATAGTTAGATGTCGAACCGAAACACGGTATCTTATTAATATACTTACTAACAGCATATTCTTGTTCACAAATGAGGTATTCGCCTGTGCCAGTAAAATTCGGAACTAAGCCATCTGTCTCATTATAATCCCAATCGCCGTCTTTAGTGCGCAATCTCGGAATAAGTATAGGATTTGCAGCGAATCCGTGTGTACCTGTGCCGGGGCCGCTAGGAGAATATTTAACGAAGTTAACACCGAGACGTTCTTCTAAAACTAGATCAAGACTAGCAACCTGTTGTAACGGTGTCGGATTAGACATAATGTATGCACTTACGTAATCGCCTATTCCGCCGTTTGCAAATTTCAAGTAAGCTTCGTGTATCCATACGCGACCAAATGCAGCATGGTTAAATATTACATCTTTAATTTCAAACGGCTTGCCGATGGTCAACTGGAACTGTAACAAATCACCACCGCCTACGATATTAGGATCAGGAGAATCGCCCGAGCCGGACCAAACTGCATACACGTGACTACCCTCAACATCTGGTTTACTGCTGCTATGTACAGATACCTTACCACCGAGGTCGGGGTTCATCTGGGTAATTGTCACCATCTTTATATCGTTGATAACATGATCCCATGCATCAATCGGATCTAAAATATCTATTAGTCCGTTATTGATGATAATATCACCCGAAGATACATCCTGGAAGAATTTCACATCTTTAGAAAATCCAGACACCTCAGATGGCGACAACGAATACGTCTCTGCATCTAGTATTGTTTGCCCAGCATATGTTTTGTTTATGCCGGATATGTTTTTAATATTGATTACTTTTGCCATGTGTTATCTACCTATTGTTTATGCGAAGTCATCCGTAAAGGAATCTGATTTATTATTTGTCGTACCCGATATCACCATGAACGTTAGTTGAACTAGGGGGTGGTCCAGCTTGTCGCCGTCGATGTACACGGCAGCATAATCCCCTGCGCTGAATAATACATCGGCCGGGCCAAAGTTTTGCTCGACTGCTGAACGTGCATTAGATATGTTTAAAGTATATACCAATTCTTTATTTGCTTTAGGTTCGTAACTATATTCTGTTTTCCAGAGTTCCACCGATGTACTTATATCATCGGATGCATTTATGAAGGTTATAGAAATAAGCCTACTATCCCAAGGAATAACAAAGGGCACTCTATTCGACGACTGGCCGGTATCTGCTGTTTGCTGGGACAACCACATCCTCGATGCCTTATTTGAATTAGCTGCAAACCCCACATCAAACGTTTTTCCTACTAAGCTAACTATCCCTGTGGCAATATTACTAATCTCGGAATCTACGTACTCTGCAATTTTACTCGAAGACCATATACCGTCTGGTGCAGTGGTATTGTCGTCTATTACTGCATCTTCTAACAAACTTACGGTCGGTATAGGCGGACAGGTCCAGCTTGCCAACATAGAATCTAATTCTGATTCTTCTGTCGGTGAAAGATTACTGTCGAATTCGAATATTACATCTGGGCCCTCGGCATTAATCAGCTGGATTAAATTAGAAGAAATTCCAGCATTTTCTGTTATAGCCGTAAACAAATCGCCTAAGCATTCGGTTGTAAATGTTCTTGTATAGTATGCCATTATGATGGATTATCCAGTTCTTGTATTGTTAGTCTGCATGCCTGTGGGAGAGTGGACATTGTGCCACCATTTATTAGTCCCTGCGAATAAAGTGTCTGACCCGAAGTCATATTGACAACAGCGGACGTGGCTACCGTGTTTCTACCGTCGCTCGTGTTTCTGTGGTAACCGTAAGCAAGCGTTCCAGGGACTTCTACTCCGCTCCTCATTATTCGTGTAGTAGATGTTGCTCTGTTATTCTGACCTTCGTAGCTATTTTCTACTGTTATTCTAAACCAACCGGTTTTATTAACAGTGACCACTCCTGCACTGTAAGAATATATAGTGTCGGCCCTGACAATAGTGTTAGGCTGGATAGTTACAAACGTTGTTCCAATTGTCTGCGTACTAGCTCCGTTGTGGGAATTAAACACTTGCTTAGCCGGAGCGCCGCCTGGAACATTAATTATTGCTGTTCCTGCTGAACCGGTTGCTGTGACACCTGCGCCCGTGAAATTCAAGGTAGTAAACGGACCGTTTGGTACAGTTACACCTTCGTCTCTTACTAAAATAGAAGACCCCACACCCGGAATACCCTGATCACCTTTGTCGCCTTTGGTCCCTTGCAACTTTTTGACTGTCATGATGGTGCCAGCTAACATAAACTCAGCGTCGGTGATAGTATCTACCTGGAAGGTAAGGAAATCACCAGCAGTTAAGTTAGCAAGAACAGCAACAGTTCCCTGTGTCTGGATCTGGTTTACATCAGCCTTGTCGCCCACCTCTTTTAAGGAGCCAGGGATAACTGTAGTATCGTTTATTCGTATGCGGCCGTCGAATTCGTCGTCGGCTACGCCGTTATATGTAATCTCGTATAACCCGGTTTCCTTAATAAGAACTCTGTCTGCATTAACCGGATCCCATTCTATTACGCTTGTATTATTTTGTAAATCGACAGTATCGAAGACAAAATCAGTCCAAGTAGTCGGCAGCGGATTAAGCTCAGTCGACCGTCTAATCTGCAATGCTGGTAGGGGACTAGCGGGCGCAGTAGTCGACGCAATTGTAATTGTGTTTCCAGCTCTAGTAGTTGTTATTCCGGCTCCAGCAGCAAGAGTTAATGTATCTGTCGGCGATGCTGCTGTTGCAGTGCCGCCGGTTGTTGCTGCTACGTTGAGGAATAAATTCTGTGGACCAGTTGCTCCATCGGCCACGTTTAGTATAGTACGAACCTGTGCTGCTGTTAGGTCAGTAGGAGCACCTGTTCCTGCACCAGATGCTCTACCTTTAATCGTGGACTGTACCATGTCTGCAAGTTTTGCATTGGTAATTGCAGCGTCGGTTACTTGTGCAGTTACTACCTGAGTTGCTACTATATTTGCACCCTGACGACCCAACACAGTGTTTGTGCCTATAGTTAGATCTGTAGGAACGCCCGTTGTTGCTTGGTTTCTAACCTTGACTGTATTAGCAGCCATATTTGCGAGTTTTGCATTAGTCACAGCACCATTTGAAATTGTTGCAACCTGCGAACCGGTTCCTGGTCCTGCTGTCACGTCGCCAGTTAACTGATTTAATCCTGCCTGCGATGCTGTAATATAGCCTGCGTCATTGACGAATACAGATACATTATCACCTGCACTCGTGTAGTTTGCATCGTTGACCAATTCACTTACATTGTCACCCGGCTGTAATGCGGTGTCGGCCAATGCGCCTTGTGCGGTTGTTGCATAGAAGGCACTGTAATCACTACCCTGCGCTACGACTGCTCCAGTTCTACCGAACACCGAATCAACTGGCGCGGGCGGCGCAGTCGATGCAATAGTAATCGTGTCGCCTGCTCGCGTCGTGCTTATTCCTGTTCCGCCTGCGAGTGTTAATGTATCAGTTAATGAATTTGCTGTCGCAGTACCGCCAATATCTGCTGTTATGTTTAGCCATAGATTTTGTGCTGCTGCTGCGCCGTCTGCCACATTAAGTAACGTGCGGACCTGTGCTGCTGTCAAGTCAGTGGGAGAGCCAGTTCCGGCTGTTACTCTACCTTTAATTGTTCCTGTTGTTACATTTGCTAATTTATTATTTGTAACGACACCATTAGCAATCGTAGCTACCTGCGAGCCGTCACCTGGCCCGGCTGTTACATCACCGGTTAGTTGATTTATTCCGCTGACACCCAACACATTAAACAGTAACACCACGCTGCAAACCTGATTATTTCCGGGCACAGGACCGGCAGCCGAATCAACACTAACATTAATTGTATGCCATCCGGTGTTGTCTATTACTGATACTACTGTAAATAGAATAGCAGATGCAGCATTGCTGGTTTCTTGAATATATAACTTGTCGCCGACACCCAACGAACTGAGGAGCGTCGAGGCGTCGACGCCCGAGTCTGATGTATTGTTTATATAAATTGCCGAAACCGAAGCGGCTGATGCATTATTATATTTAAATGTTTTGTTTCCGGGGTCGGACGCAGTAGTTGACGTGCTAAATCTCCACTGAAGCTGAAAGGAACCTGCGCCGCCAATAGTCGACGATTCCACATTTACCCAGTTTGTTCCGTTATACTGAAGAACTTGACCTGCAGTGGCAGGAGCAGAAGTAACGTCACTTAGATCGTTGATACTTTCTGACTCGATGTTTGTTAAGTAACCAACATCATTAATTAAGTCGCTTATATTGTCACCCGGCTGGACGGCAGTATCTGCCATATCACCCTGAGTAATAGAAGCGTAAGTACTATCAAGATTGATTGCCCCAGACGACCCATCTACTGTAGTTACAACCGGAGACGGTACCATAGTAGCCGAACTCCATACAAGTGCTTGGCCATCTATAATTCCCGTTAAGTCTACGTCGTTTAGTTGAGTGAGGGCTCCGCCGAATATTCTATAATTCGGCGCATTAGCATTAGCAATAACCTGAAGACCATCCGAAATACTAAGCGGTGTAGAATCGTCAAGGGGGTCTAATACTACAATAGAACTTGCCGATACTAGTGCCGGCAAGTCCTCACTTATTGCAATATCCTGACCTGCTTCTTGATTCAGATTTGCTTCGTCGCCCGGGTTGATTAACTCGATTCCGAGATCGTCAACTGTTACGGGTCCCGCGGATATATTCCTAATTATAAAACCCATTTAGATTTTTACGCCCCTCTCCATTTAACCCATAGTGTAACAACAACATCTTCGATAAATCCACCAGTAGATGCGCCACGTAGTTGTAGTTTTTCGCCTGCGGCAACATCGATATTTAGTGTAGTGTCGCTATATGTGTTTTCGCCGTTTACGGCCGGGTTGAAGTCGACAATCCCTGCGGTAGTCGATACACCATCTATGTAGAGATCGATTGCCTTGGTGTTGTTGTTGTCGTCTGCTGTTTGTGCAGTAACCATAACAATTGTTGCGTCCAACGGCATAATATAACCGGACGTCGAATCAACCGCTGAGCCGATCTGTAACCATTCATTATTGCCGAGTCTATTCTCAGACCATGTAAGATCGGTTGATTCAACTGACAACACTTTGTTCGAGCGGGTAGAATCGATTAACGTAAGAACATTCTGGCCGCCAATTGTAGTAACTGCTAGGCCACCTGGTAGACTAATTAAGTTAGAAATACCATCTGCAAGTTCCTGACCAGTCATCTTCTCATTAGCAGAAGCCGAGGCATTGTAAACAATAATTTCGTCAGTAGCTGCAAGATTTTCGCCTGCTGCTGCTGTGCCAGTGATATCTAATCCAATGGTTGGATTTCCAGCTTGGCCATCGCCATTAGTAATTGTTAGGCCGGCCTCGGCGCCTGCTCCACTCACTGCAATATCTACTGCTGTGATATTACCCGAACCGTCGGCTACTAATAGACCCGTTGCTGATCCAATACCTGTAGCAATATCAAAGTCTTCGATGACATCTGCAAAGGTATATTTTAGAGTTGCTGTGCCATCATACACTGCAATGGTATCAGTCGATACAAGTGTCTCGGCGCCTGCGGTCAAACCGTTAACATCAAGTGCAAAACTAACTGCTGCATTGGTTCCAGCTGTTGCAGTGATCGTAATACCTGTGCCGGTGAATGCTACAGTATCTGCAGGCGAATCCGCTGTAGCAGTACCAGTATCACCTGTAATCACACCAAACGCATTCGCTGCGCCAGCATTTGCAATTTCACTTACAGTGTAGTATTCGTTTGCACCCGAAGTAACATTGTAAACTGCTAGTCTATCAGCAAGATCAACTGCATCACTGCGTACAGGAAGTCCATTGATATCTAAACCAATAGTTGGGTTGCCTGCTGTTCCGTCTGCATTAGCAATTGCCAAACCATCTAGTGCCCCAGCGCCATCGACTGCAATTTCTACTGTAGAATATGTGCCGCCATTGTTGATAACAATACCGTCTGTGGTAACCCCATTAGGAATGTCTAATGCAGTTAGTAAATCATCGATCGTAGTGCTGCGAGTTGTGTTTGTTGCACTTACGTCATTAAATGCAATTTCGTCAGCACCTGTAATCGTAGCGGATGTTAGGTTGTCTATGTCTAAGCTGAATACCGAACCATTTAATGCTAAACCCGAACCAGCAGTATAGGAAGAACTCTCCGAGAACTGAACCCAAACAATCGGGTCGACGTTTAGGGTTAGTACACCATTACCCTGTAGCACCCAGCCAGATGTAGCAAGAGTGGTACCGTTCTCAACGAATGTATAGTTGCCGCCGGATACCTCTGCTGCTGGATCACCGTTTTGGTCTGGAGCACGCTCTAACGCGCCGCTGGCACCTGCTGTCGTAACAACATAGATACCGTTCTGTACATCACTCGATGTAAGGTCGAGTGTGGCTCCTGCTCCTGCTGTGCTATCTGTTGTTGTAGCAACTGGGTTAGCAGGAAGTACAGTGTAGTCGCCTGGATCAGTTAAAGAAATAGCTGTAATTACGCCGGAGCCGTCTACAGCATCTACATTAAATGTTGCTGCTGTTGTAAACGTGCCGCCTGACACAGTAAGTGTGTCGCCTACTTCGTAATCTGCGCCGCCACTGTTAATTTCGCCGGCGGATACTGAACCAAACTGATTCTTAATAAGTATTCTGTCGCCAACTACAAATGCATCTATAGCCGGAACACCGTCGAAGATTACGTTTGATGTTAGGTCAACGCCCGTGAACCCGCCCGTTCCTGCTGTGCCGCCTGCTGGATTGTAAACTCCGCCGACACCAGTTACTGTGCCAGCTTTAACCGATTCCTTTGGATCTAGACCAGATGCAACACTATCGACATATTCTTTGTTGGCTGCATCTGTAGGATTAACGGGTTGGTCTGCAATTGTTAGTGTTGCGCCAGATGAAACTGCGATTGCCGCGCCGGATGCAATTGTTAATGTACCAGAGTCTAACGTATCGCCTGTGTTACGTAAAAATACATCGTCAACGTTGACTTGCATGGTGCCAGCGGCATCACTATAAACAAATGTTGTATCGGTACCATCTGTAAATGCGGCGCCAATAATATCTTCTACTGCTTCGATGACGTCGGTGTCAGTTGAAAAATCAACTACTACTAAGTCAGTGCCATCGCCTTTGTATATGTAAGGTACGCCATTGGTGTGAGCTGTGCCGTCAATTACATCACTCAAATCGTCGAGTGAAATATCAGAAGCTATTGTAGACGGATCTACCGGAACATATTCGGTGCCTACTAATTGTAATACCTGACCAGCTGTTGGAGCAGTGGAAGACACATCGTCCAAATCGGACATCTTTGCACCCTGGATACCATAGTGCAGGTCGTTTGTAGACTGAATTGCTGTTAAGCTATCTGCTTGACTAAGGTTGCCAGTATAGCCTACACGAGGGTCTACTACCACAAGCTCCGGAACAGAAAACGGTGCAGTACCGTTAATCGCGGCTTCTAGGTCGCCTCCGACTGCCGAAAGATAGATATTATTTGCTTGTTCGTCTGTTAGATTATAAACGGTACCTAAAAGACCAGTAATTGTAATACCAAGGTCGTTTAATTCTACCGCGTCGTTTGTTAATTTATATAACTGAATACTCATTTTTTAATCTCCTAATTTATGATCGCCACTTTAGCACTAACTTTATTACGGTATCCTTTATCTTGCCAGGAATACCGTCAGCGGCTCTTAATCGAATTTTATCGCCTTGGTTGAAGTCGATATCTAGTGTTGTATTTATAAAGGAAGCATCGGTTCCGCCGGACAATAGTCCAATCGGGCCGAGGTCCGTATCGTTTATGTATAGGTGTATATTTTTAGTTGCAAGACCAGTATCAACACAATATGCAGAAGCATATGTAAGTGTTCCGTCGAACTCCGATATGTATCCACTATTTGCATTGATTGTGTTACCTATTCTTATCCATTGTAAATTGTCTAGCCTGCTATCGGAAAATACAACGGGATTCTCCGAAACAGATAATGTCTTCGATCGTACTGTATCTAAAAATACGATCGTAGGTTGTCCGTTTATAACTTCGTTAAATGTTGGGGTACTAGTAATATAGCCAGCATCATTAACCAACTCGCTTACATTATCGCCTGGTTGCAAGGCAGTGTCTGCCAACGCACCCTGAGCAGTTGTTGCATAGAAGGCTGCATAGTCGCCTGCTTCCGCAGTGACATCACCAGTTCTTCCGAATACAGAACTAACATCACCGCCTGTTCCGGAGTTTAATGTATATACATTTGTATCTCTCCAGTCGACGTAATCGTTACCCTCGTCTGTGCTCTGAAAACTTACTTTTGGTGTATTGGTATATGTATCTCTAGTCTCAAGTATAACTGTTGCAATTGGTGTAAATTCTTGAAAAGGCAATCCGAACAGTGAGTTGATTTCTGTTTGGGCGTTTTCTTGTGCGGCAGTTTTACTATTATAGTTTTCAATTCCCTGTATCGCTACGACAGGATTTAGTACATCATTTGTTGCAAAATAATGAACTAATATAAACGAGTTGTTTGCTGCTTCTGTTAGCTGCCAAGTTAATCCGGTAAACTGGTTATACGGTGGGCGGCCATTTGCACCAATAAAAACAATACTGTCGCTAAAAATAAAAGGAAAACTGCTTGCTTCTTTTTTACTCCAATCGCCGAGAGCCCCTGTTCTAAACCATACAGGTATCTGAGCAACAGGAGACAGATTTTGCCTCAAATCGTAATTGTTAATAACAGGTGCATTATTATCTAATATTAAATGCCCTAAATCTTCATCACGTATGTAACCATTCTCTACAATAAACTGTGCGTCTGCATTCGTAGGATTTGCAGGGTCGACACTCATATTCAATAGTGCTAGGCCGGAAATATACTGAGCACCGAATGACTCATGAAAATGTATATGCGTCGCGGAATCCATTGTGATTCCGTGTCTTTCGTCGCCTAACGTCACAAGCCCTGTTGTTCCGGCTGCTGGGGTATCGTTCCACGTTAAGTTGGCCACATACGAGTTATCTACTAGTATAGTAGTAAAATCTGGATTTAATGTTGCCTGCAATGTTACAGTGTCGTCTAAATAGAAGAAATATGTTCCTGTTGTATCGGGTATAGTAACTGACAGCGGGGCCGAGACTGTATACTTAACTCCGTGAATATAGTAATCGAAGCTTGTCGCAGGAGCTAATGGCTCTACTGTAAATGTTCTGGTCGCAATTACAAAAGAAAATGTAGAATCAGTTCTATTAAGGAATCCAGTTGGTTCGTCTGTATCTTCGGCAATTTCACTCGCAAGCGAAGTGACGAACTCAACTGCATCTCCTGCAGAGTTAACCTGAAGGACTTTTCCTTCCGCACCGGTATAACTAGCGGGTGTATCAGTTAGCCCGATGAATGTTGTAGAGCCTGTTGTCTTGTTTCCAGGGACAAACTCCGTACCGTTCCATTCGATGATCTGCCCAGTCGTAATTCCTGTTATGTCTACATCTGATAAATCGCCAATCGACTGCGCTGATATCGTAGTCAGATACCCTGCATCATTAACTAATTCGCTTACATTATCGCCGGGTGCTAGTGTGTTTGCTAGAAGCCAGTCGAGTGCATCTGAGACAGAGACACCAGTTACACCGCTTACGTTGGTTATTTGATCGGAATCATAATCACCCACTTCTGCAACAACAACTCCGGTCCTACCGAACACAGAATCAACTGCACCAGTTCCTCCGGTGCCGGGTTCCCATTCGCCACTGACCGAATTATACGTCAGTACATTGCCATTCGCTGCACCGGTTGTATCGACATCGATTAGATCGCCTAGTGCTAGATTAGCAAGAGTATTCTCTATGTTAGTAATATCGGTGGTGTTAGTATCGACTAGTGCATCTAATTCGTCTATTGCTGCCTGAACATCTGTTGCCGATAAACCACTTATAGTGCTATCATAGTCAACTTGTATTGCATCGTAATCGCCTGCTTCTGCGACAACCACACCCACACGACCGAAAACACTAGTTACTGCTCCTGTACCGCCGCCGGGTACAAATATCAACCCGTCTTCGGTGGCATTTACAACAACCGTCTGACCAGCAAAGCCGGCATAAGACGCGGGAGTGTCAGTTAACTCTATAAACTGAGTAACACCGGATCCGAGGGGTATCAAATTATAATAAACCTGTTCGACTGTGACGTTAGACACATCGACTTGATCGACACCGATTGTTCCAAGTGATCGTACTAAAATTTCAATTTCTGCTGCTGTCCAATCTGCTCGGTTTGTCTCTAATGCAAAGGACATACCAAGCGGGTTAGTAATCGGATTCATAATCGAAATTGTTGCCCGATCAGACAACAGTGTATAGATAATCTCAGCAGCCGATCCCTGAACAGGCTGACCATACATGTCAACTGCCCCAGAGAAGTCGGCCCCGATTATCCTAAAATGTTGTAACGAGCCTGTAAGTACTTGATCACAGAATCCCCCGCCGTTAACCCTAACTGGCATAGGTTACTCCTTTAAGCTAATTCGAACGGTACTTGTGTAATTGCAACTGTAGTTGATACGTTAGCTGTGACCGGTGGTGCGCCTGCTGCGCCTGCTGATACTGGCACTGTTAGTGTTGCTCCAATAGCAGCAATAGCATCCTGCATAGCAACAACATCCACATCGCCGCCAGTTCCATCTGGTAGTACCGGTGTAATCCATCCAAATGCCGTTCCGTCTACGGAAAAGTCGATTTCGGTTTCTGCGCCTGGCGCACCAATTACACCAATATCTACAACGGTGCATTTCTCCATAATTGCTTCTAATGCCCAGTTAGCTAGAGAACCTGGTACTGGGCGATCCTCGCCAACAGTAAAATATGTTGTAGCAGGAGTTGCGCCGCCAGTTACAGGCGAGTCAAGTGTTACTGTACCATCACTAACAGTCCAAGCAAAGGCCCCTGTCATCTTAAAGTATAGTAATTTGCCAGCAAGCATTTGGTCTGTAATGATGCCACCGTTTACTTGTGTTGTCATGTTAATTCTCCATAATGAAAATGTTTCTTGTATTTATCAATAAAGTCAAACCTTTCGTGCAGTCACAAAAAAGCAGCCCTAAGGCTGCTTTTAAGCAAATATCAATTCCTTACGGTGTAGGTACTGGTGCTGGGGAATCAACCGGGACTACAACAAATCCGCCGCCAATTGAAATCTCAAGAGTTGATCCTGGGTAAGGATAGCCAGTTAGTATCTGAACTATGAACTCGCTCAAGATAGGGTCGTCGCCGACTAAAGTAGGAGGATCGCCGATTACTGCGGCTGCTGTTCCTTTTACTGTTGTTCCTTCGATGAATTCTCCTGCTGCATACCCATAAGAAACGTAAAGGTTAGCGCCGGTTCCGTCTTGTACTGGTGATTCGTCGTTGTTCATGCCGATGATTGTTCCGCGCTGCTCTAATACATTTATAACTTTCTGAGTGTAACCTTCTGTGGTCCACGGTGTTCCAAATGCGTTAAGAAACGGTGCGTCGGTTATATATGCACTAATAATCATCCATGCTACTTTCTTCTCGTTCCAGAAGCCGGGACGTGGCGCTGTTGCTGCATTAGGTGCAACATTGACAGTGTTTGGGTTGTTTGGTAAGAATGCCATATTAAATTTCTCCATAAGAAAATATGTTTTGTATATTTATCCATTATCAGAAAATCTAGTCAAAAAAAAGCAGCCCGGAGGCTGCTTTTCGAATCCTACTGCTACTCTATTAAGGAGTGAAAGGAGGATCAGGCTGTACGTGAGTAACAACTGCAGGAGTTGCGCCAGCGAAGCCTTCGAATACAGTGATTGTACAAGTGCTGCTAGTAGCTGCATCGATTGCAACTTGTAGCTCGTCGATAACAGTGTTAACGCCGCTTGGTACAGAACCGTCTGGTACAAGCTCTTCCCATGCGCCAGCAGATGTGCCGAATAGGTAGTTTGCTTCTGTAGCAGAAACAACAGTGTAACCAATTACAGTACCACGAGTCTGTAGGATATTCATAACTTGCTGGTTTACACCGTTGATGGTGTCAGCTGTTAGATCAACAAGACCAGTGATGTTTAAGATTGATGTATCTTTCTCGTACCAAGAACCTTGGTAAAGCATTCCATTAACTTTTTGTGTCATTTTATTTCTCCTAAAAATTCTTTTAGCAAATCCTTATGATCTGCTGTTAAGTTTATTTATCAAAATTATCGAATTATTTGCTAATAGATAACTCTAAATCGTATATATGTCCGTCGTCTAACTCTACTTTAGCATAATACCCGTCTGCCTTAGCGTTTAGCTCGTGAAATTTAACGAAATGTGGGTTCTTTTTAAGTTCGTTATAAAAAGCAAAGCCCGAGGTGCCGTAAGACGATGGCTCCTGTTTTTCATCATAAATGCTAGCACGTTTGTTCATTTTGCCGGTACTATGACCGATAGTAGCGATATTTCCGGCTCCGGTTGCACCCATACTAGCAGATTCTTTTATGTCTTTAATTCTCATCGGAAAGGCGCCTCTTCATCTCTTGCCGGAGCAGATGGGTAATCACTCTGGAGTGTTGCAAGATCGTCGATTGTTGATCGAGTGCCATTTTTCTTTAATTGCTTTCCAGCTACTCTTAATAGATCAGCAAGTTCTTTATCGGATGGTTCGCCATCTAGGAAATCATTCACTATAGTTTTCACCATACTTCTAAGCGCACTCGGAGAGGACAACCCGATTGGGCTCTCGTCGAGACTTTCGTTTGTAATATCTTTAAACTTCATGCTTCTTCTCTCTCCAAATATCGCCAAGTACTTTTATGTCCGACTTGCGTATATTTAGCATTAATTGAAGTAGCTGATTCGTAGTTTCTTGATTTGTACGAGAACTAAGAGAGTACTTAGATTTTATCTGACTAATTAGTGATTGCATTTCCTTTTCTCGTGCAACTGCTCCACGAAAAACACGATCGATAGTCTCGAAGTCGACGTCGGCATATCGTTTACGTAACTCGGAAGCGGCTGCCGATTCGTCGTAGTTTACACCGATATCTCGTTTTGTCACTTCGTCGAGTTTCATCCTACAAACCTCTGCCCTTTAAGATAACCCTCGGGCTTAGTTTGCATAGTTGCATATCGTCCGCCAGCACTATCCTTCTGATCGTCTTCTTGCAATTGGACATCACGTGGAACCTCTTCTTTAGAGATCACACCCGACTTTAGCGCCATTGAATAAATTCTTTCTACCATCGGATGCTTACGCATAACAGGAGCCTGATCTATATAAAAAGACAGGTTTTCAATCTCATCAGCAAGACGATCGGCAAATATAGCAACTTCTTCATATTGATATTCGGCTTCGTCGTGGTCACCGGCTTGTCCCCACATCTCACTTACCTTCTTAAGGTCTTTAATTATCCCTGCAAGATCGGGGTTCTCCATAGCGGTGTCTTCTTCTAGCTCCCCGGTGACTTCCCCTATAATGGTATGTGCGTCTTCGCTTCTAAGCCACGTTGCAACAGTTTTGTTATTAGCCGAATATATAGTATTGGGTTCACTCGGACGACCCGCTACACGCCATGGTAGGGGATATTCTTCTGTCGGGCCGAATGTGGCGGCGTCTACTCCGTCGCCTATGCCAGCGAAGCCTTTTGCTTTAAATTCTGCATCGCGCTCTCGGCTTCTCTGGTGTAGTGCTTTTAGGGTCGGAGACTCTCTGCCTTCTTTGTCGCCTTCCTCTTGCAAACTTTCGTTCTTCTTATTCTCTCGATTCCAGGCAGTCGAATACAATACACGCTCCCAGTCCTTTCCGTATCGAGCTTTGAACTCAGGCTTGCGCTTTTTAATCCATTCTTCCTGACCGGGCGGAGCAACCTCATTAACGGCCCACGAACTATATGTTCCAGGGCGAACCGCATGGCGGCGCTCTTGTTCTTTAGCAATATCCAATGCAGACTTTCCACGGAAGCGAGGATCTGCTGCTAATTCCTCAAATCTTTTACGCAGCTCTTCGTTAGACATTGCAGCGAGCTTTTGCTTTTGTTTAGCAACTACCGACGGCATGCCTTCGTTTAATATATCATTAATTTTCATAGTGTGTCCTTATACCGTTAGTTTAGGATTGCTGGTCATGAAATTCGGTTTACGCATCACTGTCTTAGCAATCAGTTCAAACATTTTTCTACGTGGATTCCAGTTTAATACAAAGGGCGAATTAAGCTTACTTCCCACGTCATTTATAACAGCCTGTGCCTTATCTCCCATGTCTGCTATTTGTTTTCCGTACTTTTGTTCGGCCTTTCCGAACATTTTAAATAATTCGCCTGTAGTAATCTGCTTTCTGTTACGCTGATCGTTTACGCGGTCAAGAAAGTGGCGAGTAAATTCTAGGTCGATGTCGTCCCTATTATACAAAGCATCTAGATATTTTTCAAGTGAATCTAGATCTTGCTGAGTAACAGGTTCGTCGGGCGAAGTTGATGTAAATTCGTATAATCTCATGCCGCCCCCATATACTGTGCAATTTCCGGTGGGTAATCGTATTCACGTTTACCGATGTCGTGATGTTGTGAGAAATTCTTTGCCATCTGTTTAAATATTTCTTCTTGTGTTGCTTTATCGAACGATTTCTTTACGGCTTCGACAATTGATTCTGCGCTGTTCAAAACATTTGCTCCTGCTTTTCCGATGAATAATATCTTAGCGATATCTTCTGCTTTTTTGTAGGGCTTCCCTAAAATTACTTCGTCCTGCTTCTGGAGCCATTTCCCAGTCTTGGCGTTTTTTCTACTAGTACGTTTTACTTTTATTAATCCGTCGTTCGGTGACCACTTCCATCTAATTGTTTCTATCGGTCTTCCTTGATCGTCGACTTCTTTACTGGTTGCTCTATCTGTAAATCCTGCAAGGGTAGACAATGCAATATTACGGTGTGTTCCTTTTAATTTAGACTCGGTTTCGCTAGGAGAGTGCAGATATAATTTCAACCAATCTCTGTCGCCAAACATATAATCAACCTGCACATATCCTGTTCGAGGATGTCTAGCATCGTGCGCTGGGTTAAAGTTTTGTATAGGCACCTTTGTCGTAAGTAGTTTACCTATCTTACGTACATTTACATCACCGAATGTCTTTCTTAGATCTGAGATAAATTGATCCATCTCTTCTTTGGTCTTCGGTTCTACTGCAAGATCAATGTCACCGCTGTATTCTTTTTTGCCAACCGAACCTAGCACACGGCCACCGATATCCTCGAGGTTAGTTTTTTTAGCAATATAGTCGAGTGTCGGTTGTAACTCGTCGATGTGTATTGTTCCGACACCGTCGAATGCGTTACCTCCCTCGTGAAGACGCGCCCTAGCTTGCTCGTTTAAGATGTCAAATAATCTCATTAGATATCCAAGTCGAAGTCTTTAATAATTGACCGGTACTTACTTACAATCTTGTCGTTCTTGTCCCACATGCTCATTACTTTTTTCATGGCACCCTGGGCCAAAAGATCGCCCGACTCCTTGCGCTTGAGATCACTGATGATTTGCTTATATTGCCGAATAGACAATTCATCCAATCCTTCGTCTACTGCCTGTTCTGTTACTTCATCTATTCTCATATTACAAACCCTTATCTATTACTATACGGTTTATCCAGCCGCGTATAAATGTTTCTTGCGATTCTTCTTCGAGCGCTCGTTTGATGTAGTGTGCGCCTCTTTGTATTAATAATGTCTTCAACACAAGCTCCGGATCGCACGATGCTAAAAGTATGTTATAAGATCTAATTGTTACGTTTCCGGGCTTTCCGTCTACTACCAAATCACTATACAGCGATCCTTTGCGATTAAATATATTTAACGCAGTTTGTAAAAACTTAGCACTACGAGTTTTGCCCATGTTGACCCCGGCGTCAAACACTTCTGCTGCAATCGGTAGACTACGAGCTGCTAAGTCTTCGCAACGTAAGGGATTCCAAAAGTTCTCAATGTAGAATTTTTTAATTTCGTCATCTAAACTCTCATTACTGTTTAAAGATCTAGGAAATCCAGATTCCTTCTTTGCTGCATCAACTACCTCCCAGCCTTTCCACTGCGGCCAATATACGCGGCTAATACCTTTAATTGTTTCTTTGCCGATGTCGTCTGGGTTATTAACATACCCACCTTCGAACTTCAACGTAAACTTATATGCTTTCTGAAATGCTGCGCTACCTGTGTCCGACATTACTTATCTCCTATATTTCGCTTAACTGGCGTCCTACCAATAATTTTAACAAGTCCTCAGTAGACTTGGCACGTTTAATTCCTAACTTAAATGCTTCTAACTGTTTATATACAGATGCAAACACCTGCAATGTTCTCTTGTCTACTTCCTCGTCATAGTGAAACTCTCGCGTCTTGCCGCCTAAGTCTACTGTAACTTTTTTATCGCCCACCTCGTCTTTATACTTGTCTAACTCCGAGGACAACTTCTTCTCTTGTTGATCGATATAATTTCTCCAATAGCTTTTTACACTCGAGAAATCCACATCACTTGTCAATTCCTGTACGATCTCTTCTGGGGTATTTCCGAACTTCTTTAAATACCGTTTTGCCTGCATAGTGCCTAGTTCGGGGTGCCCGAGTGAAGTTGCAAGTCCTACCAGTAGTCTACCGAGGAAGCTTTCTAACGTATGCACTGATTTAGGACGTTCCGCTAGCTCAGACCGTACCTGCCATATAAAATTCTTCACCGTTAGGAACATGTCTTTGTCTACTACCTTGAACATTGCTCCAGTTTTTTTGTGTCTAAAAACGACGCCCTCGATCCAGCCGCCGTCTTCTATCTCTGGCCCAAACTCACTTTTTATCTGGCGCACTAAATCGTTTAATAGTAATTCCTTTATTCTTAACTTGTACCCAAGGCCGTCTTCGCTGTCGCCTTGTACATGCTTGTGTACTTCTTCGCGCTTTTTCTTTACCCGCTCTTTAATTTCGCTCCAGTCCTTGGGGTCAATTCCTTCTGGACGCTTATTTAAAGGCACACCCAGAATATCTACATTAGAAAATTTCCATATGCCGGATGGCTTCTTTAAGTACTCGTCTAACTCGTCTAACTCTTTGTTGATTCTTTCACGGACTACGTCATCGATGAGTTCGTTGCCTTCCCAACTCGGCGTTTTAGCAAAAGTCCACTTGTGTTCTTCTTCGGCCATGTGTATTGTTTTGCCATCTATTGTGTACGGCGAATCAACCGCCACGTACACAGACTCGCCGTCTAATGTATCTCTTAAGGAAGTTAAATCGACCTCACCTTCTATTACTCGGAGGAAGATGATTTCGTTTTCTTCGCTAGAATACGGTACAGCATTTGGCAGTTTGCCAAACAGTACTTCGGCTTCTACTCTGTCGCCGCGAGCTAAGCCAGCATCAATTAGTTGTGGCAACACTTTTTCTAGCGCGGCATGGGCTGACCGCTGAAACGTAGTTGAGAAGTTAATAGGATGATCACTGACGTCATGCATACGCTTGCCGCCTTTGTCTTCGCGTGAGGTGTAGAAGCCGCCTTCGTCTATTCCGAACTGTATATTGCTCCCGTCTATTTTTTCGGATACTTCGTATTCTTCGAAATTACGCAAAGCATCGATAAACTGGTCGATTTTTAAATCTTCGACGTGGGTAATACCCTCGAACATCGGCCGGCGGAGTTGTTCAAATCTCATTATCGCTAACACCTTTCTTGGGGTAGTCGCCCTCGCCTAATCCTTCGTTGCTTTGTGCTGGGATTAAATCGGCTAAGCGAGTAAATAGATATTTAATTGCTTTGTTTGTGATAGGTGCTTCTGTTAGCTCTACTGACTCAGTGACACCGTCTAAATATTGTAATACCGGTTCTGCCATATTGGCAGCTATAATACTGTTTGCTAGGTTTGTAATTTTCTGATCGTCCGATCCTGTTACACCTGCATTCTTCAGGGCTCTTTTTATTTCGCCATCGGAAATGTCGAACTCACGAAGCATCCTCACGATTTCTCTGAGGTCGGTCGGTGAATGAAGATCTTCCCACGCATCATATAAATCTTCATATGTGATCTCGTTGCGTTCTCTAAACTTGCCCGTAGCCCTTTTAGCATTGTTGTACTTCTTTGATACAAATTGTTTAGCATAGTTTATAGGCCCTTCGGTTAATCCAGCAAGCTCTTTTAGCCGCTCAATTTCTTCATTTTTTTTGTTTACTGAAAACTTATCTATAGTTTTAGTGAGCGAGCTTTTACCAGAGCCACGCAATTTAACGATTTCGTCGAATATTGCTCTGATTGTATTTTTACTAAGAGTTGGCACGTTGTAACTCCCGCTTTAATTGTCTTCGTTGCTCGGGAGTGAGCTTATCCCGTATTAACGCTTTTATTCGATTTAGTCGGTCGGGATCTACTCTCTTCGTATCGTCTTGCTTGCCGATATTAAGGAGCTCGCTTATACGAGCCAATAACTTGTTTGATATACGAGCACCGTTGAGTTGGGCTGGTAGATATTCTTCCACAAATGCCAAGACATCGGTGTCTTCTGGGGGTGTGCCATCTTGCTCTGGTGTTGCTATTCCCTTGGATTTCGCATAGCGAACCCAAGCCTTTACCATTGCTAAGACTCTCGGATCATTCTTGTCGGCCATTGCAGTCTTTACTCTCTTTAACTTTTCGTATAGAACGAACAAACCTGTTAGGATCGCTGCCCTTGATACTACTAATGAAACGTTTTTTGAGTTGATCTGCTTCTTCGGGGGTATAAACTTCGTCTATCATTTCGAGAAGAAAAATGGCCGCAGAAATTGCATGGTGGGCCCTCATTTCAATTAGGTCCTCTTTGTTCTTCTTCGGGACATAATTGTTAATTTCGTGAAGAATACTCTTTGCTTTTCTATAACCCACGTCAGATCACCTCGTTAATCTTTTTTGTATTTATCAAGGTTCACTCCATTTTTTTAATTAAATCACGGAGGGCTGTGGCCTTCGTGGCTGTTTCGGTGGGCGAGTCCGGCATTTTATTAGGAGCAGTAGGTATTCCCCCACTTGTCGTATTTGTTATTACATTTTTCTTCTTCAATGTGTCCATAATATTCTTAGTCTGGGCAACTACTGCGCTATCGTCGTCCTCGTCTAGATCTGTAATTCTTAGTGTTTTTCCATTAAACGCTAAATCTACTTTAGACCCTACGCCAGAACTAGAACGTGTCTTCATAAACTGTATCTGATATCGGCCTGCTTCTTTCATTGCTGCTGTTGTAAAGATACCAATTACGTTGTCTGCTGTGTTTACCTTCGAAATACCGCCTGCGATGTGACTGGCATCGAATTCGATCTCTTCGAACGATCCTCTGTTTAGCTGTGATGCAGTAGCAAACAACACTTGTAAATCTGCTGCTAAGTTTCTAAGTTCCTCAGATACGTATTTGTCTTTAATAAACTGATCGCTCGGACTAACTTTAACAGATACAGGCCAGCACAAATCCAAATAGTCCACTAATAATGCATCTACCTTAACGCCAGTTTGAACTTCGTACTCTTTAAGATACGCCCGGATATCGTTTACTGTTGTTCCGCTCGGCATATACTTTAATCGAATGGAACCCTTATTTTTCTTCTGTGCTGATTTAACCCGCATCGCAACATCTTCCATGTTACGCAACACATCACGTGTCTCGCATCCTGCTGTCATTGCGTCTAATCTCATGGCCGATAAGTTCTCAGACAGCTCAAGTGTAATGTACACCACGTTTAGGCCGTTTTCTGCCCAGTTTACGGCTAAATTTTGAAGGAATAAGCTCTTTCCTGCACCAGGTTGTCCTGCAAAAATAGTAATCTCGCCGCGGTTAAATCCGCCGTATAATTTACGATCAACAGATGCCCAGCCTGTAGATAATAATCCGCTGTTATCTCGTATGGCCTGAAGTCTTGCAAGCGGATCTGCGTAGTAATCTGTTCCTAAGTCTTTGACCAGTCCAATCTGCACTGCTGCCTTAATGCTAGACTCGACTTCCCCATATCTGCTTTCTTCTAGTAGATCGGGCGAGCTCAAAATTGCAATCTCTAATGCTTTATGCCGGCAAAACTTTTCGTATTGCTCTAGAAACCAATCTTTATGATGATCGGTTATATTTTCCTCTAACTCAACTGTCTTTCCAGCAACTGCTTTAATCTGTGCCAGCGTAGGCATAGAGTTGTAATCGTTTGTATGCGATCCTAAAAATACAATTGTCTTTTTGTTGACTTCGCTGTTAAAAAAGTCAGGAGATGTGATACCTTTACATCTAATAAATAATTCAGGATCAGTTACCATGTAACTTATAAAGAGGTCTTCAACTTCCTTGGTATACGCCTGTATGTCGTTCATTCTTATCTAATTTCCATTTTAATTCTATCGTCGTAGGATTTCTCTCCGACGAATCTATTATTGATTTTATCGTTAGAATTCTTCCGAATTTTTCTACGGCTTTAGCTGGGTCCTTTATGCCAATGCCCCAATCCGGAAATGCAACACGCCAACCATTTTTAATCGCGATGTTGACTAATGTACCGCCATCTTTGTCCTTGTCTGGGCACACTATAATTATCTTGCCTAAACTATTAAGCATCTGTATCTGGTCTTCGTTCATTGTACTGTGACACGGGCTAACGCCGTCTGTAAAATATGCGTCGAATACGCCTTCGCACAGTATAACGTATTTGCGATCGAAATCTGCCTGTTTACTAAGGTTGTATATATAATTATCAGGCATCTGATTTATATATTTGGGAAGTTTCTTATTTGGCGGTTCGCCGAAGTATCTCCCTGTGTAACCTACAATTTCATTTTTATAATAAAACGGCAAAGTAAGTCGCTTATGAAACATGAATTCTTTGTCTGGAGTCCAAAACAATTCGTCCAACTTACGAAAGCGTCGATTAACTGCATATTCAGCTACACGCATGAAGTTAGGATCAGTGCAACCATCTGTTAGCCAATCTAATATACTACGAGAATTAGGAGGGAGAGACTTCGGTGTCCAATTCTTAGTAATTACGCCTCGGAGCTTTATCTCTGAATCTGCTTCAAGTGAATTCTGCTCTTTGAACAGTTCGAAGTTTAGCTTCTGTATATCATATTGCGAAATACCTAGCTCGGACATAACACGCTGGAACTTTGCACTGAGTGAATGACCGGGAGTAAACACTGCATCGTATCCGCAATTGAAACAATTAACTGCTATCTTTCCATCTGGACTAAAAAGCACGCCGAAACGTCCCTTAGTATCAGCGGACTCGCCTTTCAAATGGCACAGCATACAATTACGCCGCAGCCATCCTTTAGGTGTCTTTTTTAAGGGACCTAAGTGCTCTAGGAGAATTTCTTTAACTAAGTCTTGAACCATAATGCGTATTATAGCATAAATTTTAGGTTCTCACAAGTATTTTGTTTATCCTACCAGGGTTCTCTACTTCGGTTGACGGAGTATATACAAACTTCAAAAACATAACATTAGCACTAAACGTATATGCTTCTGTTCCGAAGAAATCAATAAATTCTAAATAATCAGAGCCGGTCACTACTTGTATTTTAAACCAGTGTCCGCTATTTGGATCTTCGTACGGATTTATATCTAAAGTACCTAACACTTCTAATGTACCTGTGAACTTGTCTGCTTCGTTTACATGTATAGAAAAGCTATGGGTCGACCAGGTGTGGTTCTGTACTCTGGCGCCGGGAATGGACGAGCTATAATATGTGTCAACAAGCGGCCCTGAGCCTTGCCATAGCAAACGAGTCATTGTCCACTCGTCAATAGTGTATGTCGGTAGAGGAACACGTTCGGCCTGACCAGTTAATTCGATAGTAGCCACGATGTTGCTATCGAAGTCAGTGTAAAACGGTGTGGTGGTTGCATATTTACCCACTGTACTCGGTGCAAATTGCTGTTGCCCTACGATTACAATTTCGTACAATCCTTCTGCTAGATTAGCAATGTCACCTTCGTCTAGATCCAAAAACAGCATGCCTTTAGCAGTGTTAGTTCTGCAAGGCCGTTGCAATACCAACTCTCTGTTCTCGGTATTGAAAATTCGTGCCATCATGTCGTAGTTGCAAATGTTAACTGGTTGTCGGTCGGGGTTAAATACTCTAAATTTTAGAATGTTATCAACCCCCTTATGGACTTTTATATTTCGTTTGTTCATGGGCGCATTATCCGTGTCTAAGCAGGTCGTTTGATCGTCATTTAACAACAATCGTCTGACATCGTCGTATAAGTATAGGTCGTTGAGTGATGTAAACATACAGCTATTTATCAGTATAGTTCAGTTTTTTAATTTGGTACATTTTCACAATGATAAATAACTTTGAATGGAATTAGACAACATATCACAAAACTTTCCCTATCTTAGCTGTGTCCTCTATCAGGGACGCGAATACGTTTGTATCATTCAAAATCACGACGATAAGATAATGAGCTTTTACGACTTCCAGTCGTTACGCACACCAGAGGAAAAACGATACTTCTTAGAGTGCGGCGACACGTGGTGGTGGGAAAGTAATAGACTGTTACCCATACACATATTCTTAAACGGAAAGATGGTACCCTTTCGATATTGCCTAAAAACTGTTGCAATGAAAGATATATCTGTCGTATTCGGTCCGACTACCAGCCTAAACAATCTAATGAAGAAGCGCATCAAGAAGCGTCAAATTCAACTAGTTAAGAAAGTTGACTAGCTTGCTCTACCAATAAGTTCATCTGTACAACAATTGCCATCGAATATGCAATCCCGTGTGCCCGTTTGAAGTGGTAACTGCCGTCTGCGGGTTTTTCCCAAACTTCTTTTTCTATTACGTCCCACGTACTATCGGCCAAGTGTTTTTTAGACGGGCGCATAACTGCAAGTAACATTGCTAATTGATCTACGCTCCTAGGATGCATCTTTTTCACTAACCAAAAATAATCTCCGATATGAAATAACTGCTGTACAATTTCTTCTATGTCTAGCAAAGTCCAATCAGGCTCTTTCATTAGTTCTAATAAATGTTCTTCGCTTCTAACACCTTCGTAAATACTTACGTTCAGACAATCTACTTTAAAATAGCCTAAATCCTGTGCTTTCTTATAGTCTATGTTTGCTTGGTTAGTAAAAGGATTGCGAGGGATGTCTTGAAAATACACACCCGTGTTATGCTTCTCGAAGGTGCCTTTACGATCTATACTTGCAACAACATGCCTGAGACCACTAAGTGCTTTGTCTCGATCGGAAAAATCAATATCTACATCAAAATTTATCAGGGTGGACATATTTCCTCACACAAAATTTATCATATACCCGTCTTTCCGAATACTCCATGCAGTCTAACATTTCGCTCGGATCATAGATCACGTCAGCGGTGTGTTTTCCGTTTATAACTGATTGGTAAATTACATCATACCCAACTAGATTATGAAATATCTCAATCACACTCGGGCCGCCTATGACCCAAAAATTATTCCCAGTTGCTTCGATCAGCTTACTTGGATCGTCATATACATAATACCCGGGGCCGGGTGGTAGTGTCGAGCTAAGAACTACATGAGTTCGATTCGGTAACAAGCTGGGTAAGCTCTCAAATGTATTTTTACCCATTACGATTGTGCCGCCGTTTGTCACATGTTTAAAGTGCTTAAAGTCCTCTGAAATATGTGCCCAAGGTAATTCGCTGTTTAACCCGAAGCCGTTTGCTTCGTCTATTGCAAATATTGCACCTATCATAGTCCTGCTGCCTTTAGTGTCTCTTTGATAAACTTCACATCGTCGCTGTGTTTTGTAATTCGCTTGGTCCAGACACTAGGATCGATAATAGTTTTAATCATCTTGTATTGTTCTTCGTTAAATTGATCCAACAAGTTACCGGCACTCTCGGACAAATATAATACCCAGGGACTAATGCGTCCTGTTTTTATTAAATAAGCGGCTTCTGTAGTAGGAATAACGGAAAAGAACTGATCGTATGTGCAGTTGTTTTCTTCTGCCCATTCGTTCATAAAAACAATGGTTCTTTCTAATCCTTTCTCGGGCGGCTCTTTAGCAATAAGATCCTCGAGATATGTCTCATAAACATAATCCTTCTGCCAGTCGTTAAGCTTCACTCCGTTGCGTATTACAAAGTCCACAAAGTCATTTGTATTAATCGGATTCAATTGTACTAAGTGTCTACCAAACTTGACAAACGATACATAATATTTACTATCAATAAAGTCGTCTAGGGTCTTTTCCTTTTTCGAATTAGTAGTCAACTCGAAGAATCTCTGAAACACACGAAAACCCAACCGTGACGCAATATTATCTTTATCTGCAAATCGCTTCTTCTTAGGGCACATGTGACTCGACAATGTGCTTTCTTGAGAAAAACCGCGCTTACAGTATTTGCACACAAACGGTTTATTTGAAGATGTCTTTGATTTCTTTATCGCTGTAACCTGCATCACTGAATATTTGTTTTATTTCGTCTTGCGTATGTATTGAATCGAGTAGTTCTAGCTCATCTGCTTTTAGATTAGGAAAAAGTTTACTAAGTTCTGACTGAACTGGATTCTTCCCCTTCTTCTTAGGTGGCTTCAGATACGTATGGAACTGATTGCTTCCGGCACCGCACAGTGCCATTAGTTTCCATTGTAGCTCAGGGTGTTTATTAAGAGCTGTGAATTCGTGATTCACTAAATCGTTTACCATCAGCAAATAGTGTTCTGCATACATGCCATTACATGAACTAGCATAACGCATAGCAAGCCAAGGAGAGAATGCCTTCTTAAGCTCGTCATCCAGTCTATTATAAAAGTCTTTGTCGCCTCTGTCAAGCGCAGAGAGCATCTCCTTCAATGGTATCTGTGCTTTCTTCGGCTTCGCCGGTGCTTTGGGTTTAGTAGCCATTACTGAAACAACGACGCCACGTCTAATGTATCTGGTATTTTGTTTTTCTCTTTCACAAATAATGCACACTTGGGCTCAGAGCCCTCCTCGAGAGGAACAACTAATAACGTACCGTGTCTCAGTTTCGGAAAGAACCACTTTACTTCTGCATATACATTTACAATATTTACTTCTGCAGGATGCGTTACCATATGCTTTAGTGGATTGTAAACTACTGTATGAAATCCGCGATCATTTAATGCTGTTAAAGGAATAATTTCGATATCTGTAAAATCTTCGTCACACGCAACTAACGACCAGTCGAGCGGCATCTGCACTTTGTATTCTCCGATTTGCAATACAATTGCAGGGGCATAAAATGACTCAAGAAAGATTAACGGAATAAAATAATAATCCATGTTGTTTTGGTCGGTTGTATCAAACACACAGTATCTAATGTCCTCAACCTCTTCCGGTATACGATTTAGATCGTATGGGCGGTTTTCGTTTGTCAAAATTAACATCTATTATACTCCGTCTATGTTTATCATGCTTGTAGCTGCTGTCTCTCTTGACAAC